ATTTTCTACAATATCACCTGTTTTATACCAAGCGCCTTTAAACCATTTAGGTTTCTCTTGTTTATTTTTCATTAATGTCTTCATAATAATCACCTGAGTCTAATAACTCATCTTTTTTATCGTTGAACTTATCGTCATATACATCAGACCACCATTGCTCTAGTGCGTGATTAAACTCCCACTCCATATCATCCCATATATGTGGTTCTATCCACACATTACAACCATCAGTTAAGCCTTCAATAGCTTGTTCTGACCAAGCCGGGTGATCTTCATACTGATAACCATCTTGAGATACATAAGGTTTCTCATCATAAGTACACCAGTACATATCATAGCCATCAGCTGTTGATTCGCTATATATTTTTAAACCGTGCTTACTATTAGACCATGAACTATCATTGTCTAGGTTTCCGCCATATTCTGATTCGATATACTCGACCAGCCAGGTGGCATCTGGTTCCCGCATAATACCGTCAGCTTCAATAGCTTCGTATATTATATCATCTGTTAATAACTCTGCCATTAGTATTTTTCTGTTAAGAATTTATCTGTGCCATACATTACATCTTTGGCAGTTACATCACTTGTATAAAGACCTGAGTAAGACAATAGGGAACTAATATCAGATACTGATAGGTCATGCCATAATGTAGAACTCATGAGCTTATACTTTAGTCTTTTAGCGCTGTCATATTTTTTAGCACTAGCTTGCAACTCTGATTTAATTTTAGGTTGCAATAAGTCATAAATAGATTTCATTTTACTCATCGTTATTATATTTAATTGTTTATTGTATTATCCGACTATTGTCGTATTTATATTGTAACCGGCTGTCACTACGACTGGCTTTGTACAACTGATACCTCAAGGAAGCCAAGGCGTCGATTTATTGTTAAGCCGGTTTAGTGGACGTGGCAGGAGTCGAACCTGCGTTTGAGATACTGTCTTGCCCGTATATCGGCTAAGATACTGTCTCGCTTACCATATCACGCCCATACTCTCTTGTTTTCATCACAAGGCCTACTGTGTTTCCCGAGAGTTAATTATATATTTTATCTGACTTACAAACCATCCACTCACAGTTAGTAGGCTTATGTCCTTTAAGAATCATTAAGTCTTCATAGTCTTCATGTTGAAGATCTGCTCGTCTAATATTATACATGAATACTCTACCTAATTCAAAGTCTAGTACCCACAAGTATTTTCTTGCATCAGAGTTTTTTATCGCCTCTAATCTTTCTTCGTCTTGCATTTCATGCCATGCTTTTACTGAATCACTCATCGTAGTATTGGTTTGTAGTTACATCTAGTTTATTAGCAATGTGGCGAGCGACAAGTCTCATGAGATAACTATGAGCTTCGTTGATTGTATTTCCCTCGTCAGTGTCTGATAAGAACTTGCCGACCTGCCAATCACATTGCTTGTATATTTCTTTTATTATATCCTCGCTGATTTCTTCAGCTACTATGTTCATTTGTTTTATTGCTGCCATAATATTATCTTAAACATGTTCCATAACCACGTCTAGCGCCAAGCTTTCTTACACGTTTCGCCTGTTCTTTCGGCATAATCTGGATAGTATTACCGGTTTTATGGTACGTAAGGCTTATGCAACCATAAGGTTGTACTGTGCTACAGTCGACGCAAGAGGTGTAACCTAATGCGAGGCGCTGCGGTGGTATTATATTTTTACATTTACATTTCGTCATACAAATATATTATCCAACTTTGTTTGTATTGTGTTTGTAATTCTTTAAGTAGTATTCCAACATATAGTTTAATCTAGCAAGACCTGACCATATTTTAGCTCTAGCATAACCCATATAGCTTCTAGTTTCTAGTTTACCATTGATTAGCCATGTGTTTCTTTGTTCTTGCTTATATTGTTTGTTTAGTTGATAGTTAGATGAAGCTGAGTTACAGTTTCTTACATAACCGCTTTTATATATAGCTAATCTTAGTCTATCTTTTGAATATTGTAACTTACCATTGTAGTATCTTTGTCTAGCAGGCACAGGAAATTCAAATTCTCTTGTACCATTGATCGCTTGTCTTTGCGTAGTTACTTCTTTAATATTATATTTAATGAGCAATTGTCTCACAAAAGCGTTTTCTAACGCCTCTTGCTCTTGTTTCCATTCTAATCCAGTCATAGTTATTTATTTTTTAAAAATTCATAGTCAAGTTGAAAGAGATCTTCTTTTGGTGCATATTTATTATATAAATCTACCAATTCTCTTGTCCAACCACCTTGTTCTTCAAGTTTAGCGTTCATAATTTGACGCTGACGTCTGCCATTTTCATAGCTTCTACTGTCGTCTGCCATCATATAAGTGTGGTCAAAGCACTCAAACATTTGCTCGAGTGTTAAATCTTCAAAGTATAGAGGTTTATTATGCATATAGTATATTATTTATTTTGTAGAATTTAGGATAAGAGCGACAAGATTTGTCAACACTATCGTAGTAACTACTGGTTGTTATTTTATCGAGTACGACTGTTTCGCCGTCGTTGTATCTTAGTATAGCGTTTTGTGGCTGACCAAATACATTATAGTTTGTAAATTTTATCTTATTCATATATTTATTATCCAACTTTTATTGTATTATATTTGTATTGGAAATATGTCTTTACCATATTCATCAATGTGAATCCACTTACCGACTTCATTGTCGTAAACCATTTCGTCAATTACTTTAACGTTGTTAGTCCACTTACCATCGTAAGTTTCCCATATATTTTTTTCTTTATTAATTAAAATCATAGTTATTTATTTTAGCATGGGCAAAATACCCATAGTGATACATATAGTGTGCCGAATAGTAATACTAAAAACAACACACTTTCAATTATTTCTTTTATTTTCATCTTATTAGTATGTTTGCAGTTGCACCTTCAAAAATCATAGCGTAAATCATAAATAGTATTCCAGTGAACGCTAGTGTTCCAAGTGCACCGATTACTAGTTTGATTACTACGTCAAGTGCGATGTGAGTGAATTTTCTCATAGTTATTTATATATTAATTGTTAGTACTAGTGTGTGTAATCGAAACCCACCTCTGCTCCAAGACTAGTTATGGTTCAACTGTATTTATACTCGAGAGAACAATTTAACGCCGAGTGAGAAAGAGCTAGATTATACTAACTCTTTATCTCTTAGTACTAAAGGTATATTGTTAGTAGCAGTATAGCTTTTGTACTTTAGCCAGCATGGCAAGTTAGTTAGTGTATCTTTCATTATTGAAAATACTTTGTCGTGATTGTAAGTTATCTTGTCACCTTTTTTGTTAGTGAATTCGAATGTTACATTTTTACCGATTAGTGATTGTCTTACGACAAATCTTTTAGTGATTAAGTTACTCATAGTTATTATATTTAATTGTTATTATTAGTTACATTTATATTATCCAAGTTGTCTTGTATTGTATTTGTAAAAGTAGTTTATTTGTTTATTAGTAGTTTTAATGTTAGTAGTATTCCGCACACTCTCACAACTTCTAATTTTTAAATTCATATTGTTTACTTTTTACTTACATTATTATTATCCATAATACATTGTAGTGAGTTTGTAACAATATGTGAAATGTTTTTATAAAATATAAATAAATAAATAAATGAAGTGAGTATAATAGTTAACATGTATTACAAGGAAAATACGAAAAACTTAGGATAATAAGAATATAAGCAGGTGGGGCTAGCTTATAGAAAGGCGTTTTCCTATGAAGGCAAGGTGGGGAGGGGAGGGGAGCAACACTTTACCCCAATATATCTGACAACTTTTTTATATGACAATAGCCTTTAAATATATCCTTAGTAATAGGCAAGTGTCACACTCTTATTAAATTTCATTTTAACTATGTAATTATATTGTTATGGCAAGAGCGAATTCACAAGGACTTAGTCCTACAGCATTACGAGCAAAACGAGCAAGGGATCTAGCAGCAGCTAAGACACCCAAGCGTAGAGCTAGAAAAGCTGAGAACCAAAGGATAGGTCAAAAACCAGGATCCGACTTGCATCATACACCAAGCGGTGCTGTGCGTAGAACCAGTGTAGCTTATAACAGAGCAACACATAGTAGAGGTGAGGTATGATTAAGACAGCAGTACTTTTAATACCAACCATTATTGTCCTCAGCATAGTGTTCCACTTGATAGTGTATGAAAACTATTGGAAAAATAAAAAATAACCTAAAACCAAAAACAATGACGTATTTTTATTACAAGACTAATTCGTGGTCTAGTCAACCGCAAATAACCGATGAAACCATTTCTTGGTGGAAACATTTAGCTACTAAGAAAAACTGGAGAATAGTTCAGTTACCAAATGGCTTTTATCAAACCGAATACCTAGATTTAGATAAAAACTGGGTGGATGTTACAAGAAGAGAAACAGTTGATGGCGCAGAAGCCGCAATTGATGGTAGCATCGAGCATTACAACAAAAAGCTAGAGTTCACAAAAGGACCTAAAGTTGTAAAAACATTTAAATAACAATAAACTAAAATTTAATTTAATGGAATATAATAACCCAAGTCAGTTGGTAAAGCATCTTAACTTTGGTTCTGATGCTAATGACAAAATAATGAGTGGCGTAGATCAACTAGCGAAAGCAGTTAAGTCTACATTAGGTGCTTCAGGAAAGTGCGTTATATATGAAGACGCAATGGGTAGGCCGGTGATAACAAAAGACGGTGTAACCGTAGCAGAATCGGTTGTCTTATATGATCCGGTCGAAAATATAGGTGCAACACTTATCAAAGAAGCAGCTAAAAACACAGTGAAAGAGGCAGGTGACGGTACCACTACGGCTATCGTACTTGCTGAATCACTTTTAAAAACACTAGAATCTAATACAGATGTACGAAAAATTAAAGAAGGCATTAATTCTGGTTGTAAAAAAGTACTGGATTACTTATCTGAACAATCAGAAGCAGTATCTGGCAAAAATCTCGAATATGTATCTAGCATATCTTGTAATAACGATACAGTTCTTGGCAGTATTATTGCTGATGCTTACAATAAAGTAGGTAAAGATGGTGTAGTTTTAATGGAAGAGAGCGAAACTGATGAAACTTACACTGACATCGTTGAAGGTGTACAGCTTGAAAGTGGCTTAACATCACCATATTTTGCTACAGATAATGAAAGAAGCACATGTGAACTTGATAATCCATATGTTTTAATCGTTTCTGGCGAAATACCTAACGTTAGAAAGATACAAAACGTGCTAGAACACGTAATAAAGAAAAATAGAGCATTATTAATAGTAGCTGAAGTATCACAACAAGTAAAATCAGCGCTATTAATGAACAAAGTTAAGGGTAATATCAAGGTAAATATCATAAATACACCTGGTTTTGGCCCAACTAAGCGAGATACAGTTGATGATCTTGCGTTTTTAACGGGTGCTAAAGTAATAAATGAAGAATTAGGCGATGATTTAGACTTAATTGAGCCAGATGTGCTTGGTGAAGCTAGACTTTGTGTTACTGATGACAAAAATACAGTGCTTACAACATACGATTTAGGCGAAGATTTGTCAGGCAGAATAAAAGACATTACAAAAAGCATTAAAAAAGAAAAAAATCAATATATTAAGCGTAGATTAGAGCAAAGATTAGCTATGTTAAACGGTTCTGTTGGTATAATTAGAGTCGGAGCTAACTCACAAGTTGAGTTAAAAGAGAAAAAAGACAGAGTTGAGGATGCTATTTACGCAGTTAAAGCAGCTTTGAAAGAAGGTATTGTCCCAGGTGGCGGTATTGCGCTTTTAAATGCTGCAAATAGCATAAAATTTGAAGGTATTGGGGAAGAAATACTAGCAAAGTCTATAAAAGCACCGTTCATAACCATCATGGAGAACGCTGGTATTGAAAACTACGATACGCCTAGCGAAATAGGTGTTGGATACGACGTAACAACCGGTAAACTAGTAAAAATGGTCGATTCTGGTATCGTAGACCCCGTCTTAGTTACAAAGACAGCGCTAAAAAATGCAGTTAGCGTTGCAACTACTATATTTTCTGCAGATTGTGTAATTAATAATATAAGAGTAGAAAATGCGAGCAGTTAGTTATTATATAGTAGTTGAAAATATCAAGTTAGCACCTAAAAAAATAGGTGGTCTTGAAATATCGGATAGTATCGATAGTGACAATAGATACCTAAAAGGTAAAATTATAAGTAAAGGAGATCTGTGTCCACCTGATAACATAATAAAAGAAGGTGATATTATATATTATGATAAACACTCAGGCCACTCAATTACTTATAAAGATAAAGAATACTACATCATGACAATAAAAGATGTAGTTTTGGTAGAATGAAATTAAGTGCATCTGATTTAAGAGAAATACAATTATTTAAGTACTACAGGCTCGTTAGAAAATGGGCCTGTAAAACTTATAACTTAAAAGATGCCGATCTAGAATTATTAATATATTTAGACTGTAAAGGTAAATTTACACGTCAAGAATTTATAGACGGTGTTTACACTATGTCTTGGGATAAAAACCGCTGGGAACGTTTAAGGCGTGAAGGCTGGATAGAGACATGGAGACATCGCAACCGCACTTCAATCAAATATAGCATTTTTAAGACTTCATTTAAATGCTCACAATTAATCACAAGAATATATAGAATCCTATTAGCAGAGGAGGACTTACCTATGTCAGAACGTAATGTATTTTTTAAAAACGTGTCTTACACCGATAAGGTCTTTAATAAAGCTATAGATGACATGTTTAAAGACAAAGACAGATAATATGGCAAATCCTATTACAAATAAAGTAAAAACAGGCAAAATACCTGTAATTAAAAAAGAGTTAGACGACGGTGTTATAGCAGAAGCAAACAACGACGGAACTATATATTTAGATAAAGATGTCAAAAATGACAGTCCTTTAGCTAAAGAAGCTATAGCACACGAAATGGTGCATATGGATCAAATGGCTAGAGGTGATTTAAACTATGACGATAATAATGTCTACTGGAAAGGTAAAAAATATGATCGTGACGATATGAACGAAGGATCTAAAAAACTACCATGGGAGGCAGAAGCTTATCAAAAAACAAAAAATATGAAAAAATCATCCCCAAACAAATTAAACTTTGGACTAAGTAATACAACATTAGGACAAAACGCAGCTATTTTAAGTGATCAACTACGCGCAAAAGCTGATAAGCATAAAGCTATTGGTGACGCTGTTGGTAAAGTTACTAGTCAAATTGAAGGTTTTGAAGGTTTCATGAAGAAAAATACAAATCCTAATGATCAAAAGAAAGAAAACCTTGAAGAGTCAGGTGGACAAATGAACTTGAAAAACAAAGATAAGTCGGCTATGAAAATGAAAGCTAATCCAATTACACTTAAGGCGAAATCATCACCTTTACATGCAGAGACAACTGCTACTAAAGAAATTAAAGGTGTAAACTACGATACTGACGACGATGGTACTGATGATGCTTTTGGTGATGTAACTGAAACAACAGTAACTAAACCAGGTGAAGTTATTGGTGGAGGTTATAAGGATAAAATGTCTAATGAAAAATGGAAAGAATATTTAGCAAATGAAACTCCAGAGCAAAAGAAAAAAAGACTAGAAAGAGAAGTTAAAGATGGTGTTAGATCAGAAACTACTGTAGATACATCACATTCTTTTACACCTAGAACAGAAACAGTAAAAGAACCAGGAACACCTGGGACACCTGATAAATATAATATGGGTTATTATGAATCTATGGACACCAAATGGGGAGCTGGTGTTAGAAATAGAGGTAGAAAAAAACTCGGTAGAATATTAAATAGAGAAGGTAAAAAGTTTGACAGAAAAGGAGCTATTGATCCATCAACTGGTAAAAGCTTTGAAAGTAAAGACGCTTATTTAAAATACGTTGCTGACAGTTACGGTGCTGATTATAATATACCAGTTGGTAAAACTAGAATTGGTAAAGAAGGTACTGAGGGATCAGAATCAACACAAAATATGGGTGTTCAAGAAAACGCTGAAAGCTATGTAAAAAATAACAGCTCTAATTCAATGAATTTAAAAAATAAAAGTAAAGCACCGTTTAAAATGAAAGGTTTTAGCGGTTTTAACAAATATTAAACAAGGACTAAATAAACAAAAATGAAAGCAAGTAACATTTATCAAAAATTAAAATCGGCTGGATTAGGTAATCCTGACGGAGTACCATCACAAAAGCCAGTTATCAAAGGTGTTGGCATAGAGTCACCGCTTAAAAGAGGTGGATCATCAAAAATTGTAAATTCTCCTGTGGGTCGTGGCAAAGGTTATTCTAGTGGTGACGACGCACAAAAAAAGAAAAATGCTGAAGCAAGAAAAGCTGGTAAAGCTGTATCTTATAAAGATGCTTATGCTGATGCTGATAAGACAAAGTATAAAACTTATGAAGAGTTTGAAAAAGCTGCTAAGTCTTATAATAAAAAGAAGTATGATACTGAAAATCCTACTTCTGAAGCTAAAAAGCAGAATATTTCAAAAAAGCAATTAGCGGAAAACGTTAAGAATAAAAACAACGCTCCAAAAACTGATCCTCCAAAAACTGAAGAGGCTAAAGTTGAAAAAACTAATGTAGTAAAAAACACTAGAAAAGAGGTTGCTGCTTCTAACAAAGAGAAGAGACAAGCTAAAAGAGCTGAGAGACAACAAAAGAGAGCTGATAGAATTAAAAAAGAAGGTGGAACAAAAGTTGGTAACTTTTTAAGAGGCGCTAAGAATAAAATCAAGAATATTGGTAAGAAAAAAGAAGATGATAGCGCAGCTAAAATGAAAAAGTCACCTGCTAAAATGGCTAAATCTCCAAATAAATTAAATAAAGGTTTTGACAAACTTCCAAAAGGAGTTCAAGACAAGATTTTAAAGAAAAAAGGATCAGCGGCTAAATTATATAAAAAGAAGTAATAAATGTCTAAAATACTAGCTAAACTTTTTGGCGATGCTGGAGGTGGTATCGTCGAAAAACTTAGCGGTGTTGTTGATAAATTTGTACATACAAAAGAAGAGAAGGCTGCGTTTGAAAAAGAAATGACGCAGATATTTATTGACGCGGAAGCCGCTATGCAAAAAAACGTAACCGAAAGATGGAAAGCAGACCTAGAACACGGTAACTGGCTTACTAGATCAGTAAGACCTTTAGTCCTTGTTTTTTTAATATTAAGCACTGTGTTAATGGTTTTCATTGATAGTGGCTCTATAAACTTTAACGTTGATAGCAAATGGGTAGATTTACTTCAGCTCGTGTTGATCACTGTTATTGGGGCCTATTTCGGCGGACGAAGTGTTGAAAAATACAATAAATTTAAAAACGGAAAATAATGCCCAGAATTAGTAGAATACAGAACGACACAAGTATAACGGATGACGATAAGTTACTAGGATCAGATGAGGCTGGAAACACTAAGAACTTTAAAATATCAGACTTATCTAATTTCTTTGCTGAAAATTCTGGTGTATATAAGCATAATCAAAATAGTGCTTCTGCTACCTGGACAATAACACACAACTTAGATCTAGAAGATTATTTACCGCATGTTAACATAAAGTTATCAGGTGGTGCAACGTTTAACAATGTTCAAGCTATGGGCATTGTTACTTACGTAAACGAAAATCAATTAACTATAAATTTTATAGACGCTAAAAGCGGATATGCTTACATAAAAAAATAATAACAAAAACTTAAACTAAAACAAAAATGGCAATACCAGTATTAAATCACATGGATTTTGGCAAAAGCGCCGAGATCAGAAACGTAATCCTTCACAAGACAGGATCAGGTGATGTAACTAGCCCAGGTGATGGTCAGATAATATATGATAGTGGAGTTATCAAATATTATAAATCATCAACTACTGAATGGTTAGAACTTGGTACGTCAGGTGGATCAGTAACTTCTGTTGCAATAGCAGGTACTGATGGTATTGACGTTGACTCAGGTTCTCCTATAACAGGCTCAGGTACTATCACATTAGGACTATCAAACATCGCTAATGATAAATTAGCAAACTCATCAATAACTCTTACTCAAGGCGCAGGTATGGGAACTTTAGGTTCTGTATCACTTGGTGGATCTATAACAGTAGCTGTTGATGGAGTATTAGAAGATTTAGACTCATTAGGAGCTCCTGCTTCAGATGGTCAATTTATAGTAGCAACAGGCGCTGGTGCTTTCGCTTATGAAAGTGGAGACACAGCTATAGCGTCATTAGGTATAACAGCTACTGGAGCTGAACTAAACGTTTTAGATGGCATAACCTCTACAACTGCAGAACTTAATATTTTAGACGGAGTTACAGCAACAGCGTCAGAACTTAATATATTAGACGGCGTCACTGCAACTACATCTGAACTTAACATATTAGATGGTGTTACTTCAACAGCAACAGAACTTAACTTGTTAGATGGTGTTACTGGTACTCTCGTAACAGAAGCAGGTACACAAACACTAACAAACAAAACATTTGGTGATGATATTACTATATCAAGTGCTGTTCCAGAAATAGTACTTACAGATACAACTACAAACGCTGATGCTAGAATAAGTGCTGATAGTAGCGCTGGATCACTAACAATATCTGCTGACTTTAATAATGAAGCGACCACTACAAAAATGGGATTTTTATGTGATGGTAAAGAAGTTGGTAGATTTAGAGGTGATAACAGCCAAATTGGTTCATTACGATTATTCCCACTAAGAAGCGATAATGCTGCGCAAGGTATATTCTTTGGTACTAACGCTACTGAACCTGGCCTTTTAGGTGGTACTTTTACTAGAGCTATTTCATTTAGTACTGGTAATAAATTACATTTATATCCTGGTAGTACTACAGCTTCTGCTAGTGTTCCTTTAGCAATATCATCAAGTGGTGCTATTGAAGGTACATCTATTAAAGATGAAGATAATATGTCTTCTAATTCAGCTACGCATTTAGCTACACAGCAGTCTATTAAAGCGTATGTTGATGATAAAACAGGTCAAGCTAACCTAAATACAGAATTAGGAAACATTACTGAAAACGTAACAATTGGTGATGCTAATGACGTTCAAGTTACTATAGCTGGTGATCTTGTTGTTTCAGGTACTACAACTACAGTTAACTCAACTACAGTTAATCTTAATGATCATAACATAGTACTTGATAGCGGTAACAATACAGCAGCTGTTGTTAATGGCGCTGGTATTACAATTGAAGGTGGTAGTGGTGATGATGCAACGTTTACATATAACACTACTGGCCCTAAGTTTGAATTAAAACTTGGAACAAATTATGAAGACTTACAAGTTGATGGTATTATAGCTGCATCTTTAACATTAGGTGGTACAGCTGTTACTTCAACTGCAGCTGAGCTAAATATACTTGACGGTGTTACAGCGACTGCTTCAGAAATTAACATTCTTGATGGTGTTACTTCTACTACAGCTGAACTTAATATCTTAGATGGAGTAACTTCTACAGCTGCTGAAATAAACAAACTAGATGGTTTCACTGGTGTTGTTGCTGATTTAAACTATGCTAAAGATCTAAGAGCAACAGGTGTTACTACTACCGAGTTCAATGTATTAGATGGTATAACAGCAACTGTTTTAGAGCTTAACTTACTTGATGGTGTTACAGCTACCACTAATGAATTAAACATTTTAGATGGAGTAACTGCTACCGCAAGTGAGATAAACATTTTAGATGGAGTAACTGCTACAACATCTGAGCTAAACATTTTAGACGGTGTTACGGCAACTGCTGCAGAACTTAACTACAGTGATGGTGTAACTTCTAATATACAAACTCAATTAGATGCTAAAGAAGCTACCGCTAATAAGTTAACTAAAAAGTTATCTGGTGATGGTAGTGCTACTACATACAATATCGTTCATAACTTTGGTACGCCAATAGTTATGGTTCAAGTTCTTGATTATGGTGATAATGGTACTGGAGCTAGTTACGATGTTGTACAAGTTGAGGTACAGAGAAACGATGATAACTCTGTTGATTTAATATTCGCGGCTGCACCTTCAACATCACAGGATTATTTAGTTCTTATATCTAAATTCCCTGCAATATCTTAATAAAACAATAAATATAGGCGGTACTTCGGTACCGTCTGTATTAATTTTAAATATAATAATATGGGTATACCTTTTTTAAGTCATGCCGTTCCGGCAGCGCCTTTAACAGCTACTAACAACAGTGGGACTCACGCTTTAAAATTAACTCAAAATAATAACTTTAAAGTAAATCCCTCTAATCAAGCTACAACTATACAGTTAGATGAAGCTGGTGATGTCGTTGGTCAAGCTGGAAATATAATAATAACTAATCCAAGTACTTCAACTAGTTTAAGTTTTACTGTAACTGTTGGTGGTACTGAAAGTTATATTAAAATACCCGGTGGCTCATCAATAAGTTATAATACATTAGCAAACAACGTTCATTGTTTATCTTACTATGTAAATGCGAGTGATCAAGTATTAGTGAATTATATTGGACTATTTGCTTAATTTAAATAGAATATGAAGTGGTTTTGGTCAAGAATAGATTTCTGGAATACAACCAAGAATACTAGCGTATCGACTAGTAAGAACACGACTACTACGTTTAATACTAGTAAAAGCACGACTACTACATATAATACTCAAAAGTCTACAACAACCAGTTGGTCTACATCTAAAGACACAACTACAGTATACACAACAACTGTAGAAACTTCTAGAACTACAAACACAATCACAATAACATATTACAGTACAAGTAAAGTAACTACTTTTGCAGAATCTAGAGTTACATCTAAGTCTACTAACACTGTAGTGTCTACAAATAAAATAACATCTACGGTTTATACGACTACGTACAACACTAGTACAGCTACAAAAAAGGCTTTTTCAACTAATACAACAACTGTATATACAACTACTTTTCAGACTAGTAAAATAACAAGTAGAACAACTATAACCGTATATAATACATCCACTACCACTACAACTACGTATAACACTAGTAAAACAACTACGACAACTTTTAACACTAGTACGTTGACAACGTATGAAACAAGTAGAACAACTATATTTCAAACTAGTAAAACTACTACAACAACATTTAACACATCTACTACAACTGTATTTAATACCACAACAACGTATAATACAAATACAACTACTAGCGAAAAAAGACAAACTCAAACATCAAGATCAACAACAACAACTTGGGCTACAACAAAAAGTACAACTACTGTATATAATACGTCAACTACGACTACGTATAATACTACTAGAGCTACAACTTGGGCCACGTCAAGATCTACCACAACAACATATAATACTAGTAAATCTACTACGACTACATTTAATACGTCAACCGTTACTGTATTTAATACAACAACAACATACAATACTAATACAACAACGACAGAAAAAAGGTTTACGTCGACTAGTAGAAATACAACAACGACATTTAACACGTCAACAACTACGACCACACAATATACAACATCTTGGACCACAACGTTTCTTACAATAACTACGTTTAACACTAGTAGAACAACCACGTTTAATACTTTAACAATATTTAATACAAGTAAAAGTACTACGACAACATTTAATACAAGTACAGCTACAATAACTACTTTCAATACTAGTACTACAACTACGTTTAACACTACTACAACGTATAATACAAATACTACTACGCTAGAAAAGAGAGCTACATCAACTAGTAGAAATACGACCACAACGTTTAATACGTCTACGACTACAGTTACGCAGTATACTACGTCTTGGACAACAACTTTTAATACAACCACTACGTATAATACATCTAAAAGTACAACTACAACTTTTAACACTAGCACAACGACTACGTTTAATACTACCACTACATTTAATACAACTAGAGCAACAGCAACATCTAGACAAACAAGTAGAGCAACGTCAAGAAATACTACAACAACATATAACACTAATACGACTACGCAAGAGAAAAGAGCTACATCAACAACTAGAAGCACTACTACAACTTGGGCAACTAGTAGAGCAACTACTACTGCGTTTACAACTACAACTACGTTTAACACAACAACAACGTATACTACGTCTACTAGTTATATTACAAATACAGCTTTTAATACTAGCACAACGACAACTACTACGTTTACTACTACTTTTACTACAACTTATCAAACAATTAGATCAACATCGACTAGTAGAAGTACAGTTTTAAGAAGCACAAGTAGAACAACTAGCGAGGCTTTATTAACTCAATATAGCACTATATTAAGAAATACTAGTAGATCTACAACAACAACATATAACACTGTTCAATGTTATGATTTTTATAGAACAAGTGGTAGTAATAGTAAACCTGCTTTTGAGTGTAGTGGATCAACAAGTATTATTGCGTATAGTCCAACAACCTATGGTTTTATGGGTGTTGGTAGTTATGTTTACACAAACAGTGCTTGTTCTAGTCCTTTAGGATCAGCTAACTATGGTATAAACTTTAATAACGGTTTCTCTCCAGATAAAGTTATAACTATAGGTGCGGGTGGATTAATAACAAATACATTTAGTTGTTCAGATAGAAAATATAAGAAAAATATTAAGCTAATAGGTGTATCAGAAAGTGGTATAAATATATACAGTTTTGAATATATAGATGATGTTATGAAAAAAGGTGTTTACCAAGGTGTCATGGCTGATGAAGTTCCTTTAGCATCAATTGAATTTAACAATGATTTATTTGTTGATTATAGTAAAGTTGACGTAGAATTTAAAAGAATATCATGATACAAGAGAATTTAATAACAGAATATTCGGGAACAAGTTTTTCAGTTACGAAAGTAAACGGTGTATCTAGACTTACGTTTTCTAGTGGAGATATTATAGACAACATAAGTGCCTATGGTGAAATATTTATGGGTGATGGTCCTCAAGTTGATCCAGATAATTTTTACTATTTAGGTAGTATTCAACATAAAAGAATATTTGAAGGTATACCAGACTATCCTAATGTGTTAGTGTTAGGGTTAGGTTTAGGTTTATTACCACAATATATAAAAGAAAATAAAAGCTTTGTACAAGTTATCGATGTTATAGATAATAACCAAGAGCTTATTGATTACGTTGATTTTATTGATAATTCAATTAACGTTATAAACGCAGACGCATATACGTATACGCCTGATAAAATGTATGACTTGATTATTGCTGACTTATGGTGGGATAATCAAATTACTGTAGAACAAAGAGATAGTTTAAATGAGCATTATGAGCCACATATTAATAATAATGGTAGGATATATTATCCTATAATGCCTAATTCATATATTAAAATACCGTAGTCATGCCGTTAACTAGTAGATCCACAACAACAATATATAATACGTCGACCATAACTAAAAGAGGTACGACAAAAAACACAACGACTACGTTTAATACGAGTACAACTACTGTATATAATACAATAACCGTGTTTAATACAAGTAGAACTACAACTAGATCTACTACTAGATCTACTACGACAACATGGGCTACATCAAGAAATACAACTGAAAGTAGAAATACAACTGAAAGTAGAAGTACATCAACAACTAGATCTACCACGACATCAAGATCTACTACAACTACTTTTAATACTAGTAAGACTACAACAACTACGTTTAATACTTTTACTCAGTATAGTACTTTAACTACTTTTAGCACTAGTAGAAGTACATTAACAATATATACTACATATTGGACTACTACATTTAACACGACAACTACGTTTAATACTACTAGGTCCACAGCTACAACTCGAAAAACTGTTATATCTACTAGTAAAAGTACAACAACAACATATAATACCAGTAGAGCAACTGCTACAAGTAGAACTACATCTAAGTTAACCACCAAAAGCACAACTACAACGTGGGCAACGACTAAAACAACCACAACCGTATTTAATACTTTTACGCAATATAGTACTTTAACAACATTTAGTACGTCTAGATCAACTAGTACAAGTAGAGTTACAACTGTTTCTACAACTAGAAGCACGACAACTACGTGGGCAACAACAAGAAGCACGACAACTACTTACAACACTACAAGGTTAACAGCTACAAGTAGAACGACAACATTCCTTACAACTAGAAACACATCTACCAGTAGAACAACGTCTAAGCTAACAACAAAGAGTACTACAACAATATTTAACACTAGTAAAACAACTACTACTGTTTTTGGTACGTTCACTTTTTACAACACGCTAACAACATTTGAAACTAGTAGAAGCACGTCGACTAGTAGAACTACTACAGTATCAACAAGTAGATCAACGACCACTACGTTTAATACGTCTAAGTCAACAACTACTACATTTAATACATCTACAGTAACTATATATAATACCAGTAGAACTACAACTGTTAGCACAAGTAAGTCAACAACTACCACGTTTAATACTAGTACGACTACCACTACAACATTTGGTACATTTACGGTTTATAATACTTTAACTACTTTTAATACTAGTAGATCAACATCAACAAGCAGAACAACAACTGTATCAACAAGTAGGAACACAACAACAACTTGGAACACTAGTAGAACTACTATATTTATAACTAACAGAACAACTGTTGTGTCTACAAGTAGAGATACTACAACGACTTACAATACAAGTAAGTCTACAACTACTGCTTATGAGACACAAAAAGATACGACAACTACGTATACTACGTTTTGGAACACTAGTAGAACAACACAGACAATAACAATAACAAATTGGTTTACCACGGTGACCACAGAGTATAACACTAGTACAATAACAAGTAAAGGTACAACAACAGTATTTAACACGAGTACTGCTACTACAACAACATATGTTACAACGTTTAATACTAGTACTACAACTGTATATAATACACAAACAGATACAACAACTGTTTATACGACATTTTTTAACACTAGTACAATAACGAGTAAAACAACAATAACAGTATTTAATACTAGTACGACAACTACTACGACTTTTAATACTAGCAAAACAACAACAACCACATATAATACAAGCACTAACACAACAACTGTTTATAACACTAGTACTACTACTACGTTTATAACAAACTGGTTTGTAAATCCTACTAAATCACTAGCTAGACATCCAGGTAATACGGTATATATTAGTAGGACTGGTTTATAGGTAGAAAAGTGTAATTATATGTAACTATTATAATACTAACAATTAAATTTAATTATATGGAAATGTTTAATAAAAAGGAGCTAGATAATAGAATAGGTCCTTTAAAAAAAGAAAAAAAGCTATACGAGCTAGAAAACATAGAAGGTTATGTTATTAGAAAGTGTAGTGAATATGGTTTAGAATCAAGCTATGATGTGTTAGCTGAAGAAATGCCATATTTTAAAACTATAGGTTATACAGAGTTTGCAACAAGTTTTTATATGCAACCTTTAAACTTTAAGTTAAGAAACGAACAGTTAGCAGATGCCTGGAATGATGGGTGCACTAAATGTAAAACGCTAGATTATTCTAGTTATTTAGTTGAAAATATACAGAAAAATATTGCTAACAAGTACATGGATAGAAAACAAGATTTTGATAAATATCCACCTAAAGATTACTTAGTAGTTTTACCTGGATCAAACAAGGTAAAAACAAATGTTTGTTTAAACAGGTTAAGACATATTAAAAGAAAACATGGTGATAATATTTATTTTAAACCTCATCCAATAACAACACATCAGATTATTGGTGAACTAAAAGATTTCTTTGGTGAGCAGTGTATATTACCTAGAGATATTGACATGTATTATTACATGCAAAAAGCTAAAACAATTTACACCACGCATATAAGTGAAAGCGCTGTTTATGCTTGTGTTTTAGGTAAAAAAATAGAACCTATTGACGTTTGGAACAATATACAAATGGGTAGTTTTTATACTATAAATAACTATTTATTTGCTCACGTTGGTGATAAGAGAGAATTTATTAACAAGTCTTTTTCAAATTATAAATCAGGTATTATAAATCCTTGGTTAGATGAAGATTGGAGACATAAAGTTGATAGGTATATGGATTACATATCTAGAAAGAGACATTTGTATAAAGACTGGTTTATTGCCGATAATCCTAAAAAGAAGTAAAAACAGTGACAATTGCGTAATAATATAAAATAAGTAATTAAATAGAATAAAATGAGTAAAAGTAAAGATTTAAAAATTTCAAAAAAAGAGCTAGAGAATATACAGAATAAGGTAAAAGCTATTAATTCTCTACAAATGAATATAGGTGGTTTGGAGGTTCAAAAAGCCTCAGCCATACAATTATTAAATGCTAATCAAGCTGAGTTAAATGTAATTCAACAAGAATTACAAAAGAAATACGGTGACGCTACTGTAAACTTAGAAACCGGTATAATTAAGGAGAACAAAGATGGATCACTTAATAAGAAAAATTAGTATTGGTAAAGATTATAAAAACGAAGCTATGCACTACTCTGTAGGCCAAGAGGTCTACGGAGGGCATACTATCGATTGTATAATAGAAGAAAAAGACAAGTATCGTATTTTTATTAAGAAACAAGATGAGATTTTACCTTGGAAAGATTTTAATAAAAATATGGCTATAGCTGTAGAATACAACCTAGAATATTAATGAGAGGTTTATATTACTTTGTTGTTAAACCAATAGGTTCTAGATACAACAATGTTAAAAAAATAGGTGATAAATCGCTTATTACAAATACAGAAAACTTTACACATCAAAACGTTAATAGAAGCGCTATTGTTTTATCTGTGCCATTAGGTATTAAAACTGATGTAAAACCAGGTGATGAAGTAATAGTGCACCATAATGTTTTTAGAAGATGGAAAGATGTTAGAGGTGTAGAGCAAAACAGTAAGAGCTATTTTAAAGAAGATCAATATTTTGTTCAATTAGATCAAATGTATCTTTATAAACAAAATGGTGTTTGGAAATCAATAGATGATTATTGTTTTGTAAAGCCAATTTATTCAAATGATATATTCAGTTTAGATAAAGAAACTCCTTGCGTTGGTGTTTTGAAATATTCTAATAATAGTGATGAACTAAAGCAATTAAAAGTTGGTGATCTTGTAGGTTTTACACCTAGAAGTGAATATGAATTTATAATAAATGGTGAAAGGCTATATAGAGTATTAACTAAAGCAATGACAATTAAATATGAATATCAAGGAAAAGAAGAAGAATATAATCCAAGCTGGGTATAAAGCTGTTGATGAATTAATTAAAGTTGCTAAAGAAAAAATTGTAGAAACAGAAGATGATGTATCTGCTGATAGATTAAAAAATGCTGCAGCAACAAAGAAGCTAGCTATATTTGATGCATTTGAAATATTAAATAAAATACAAGACGAGCAAGACATGCTTGACGGTAATGTAAAAGAAGAAGTTAAGCAAGAGTCTTTTTCTGGTTTTGCTGAAAGAAGATCTAAATAATGTACAAGCAAAATTTATACGAAATTATTAAGCCTATAAAATTAAACACAATTAAAAGGCTTAATAAAAGAAAGGCTTGGGAATATGGCTATAACAAAGAACATGACGTTGTAGTTATTAGCAAAGATGGTACGATTGGCGATGTGTATAGCATACAGAATTTAAAAATAGCTTTGCCAAAAACGCCAAAAGTAGTTAAGAAGTTTGAGCATGACAAATGGCAAGTAACACCGTATCCAAAAGAGCTTAATAGGATAAAAACAATATTTGATTGGCGTGAATATCCGCAAGATTTTAAAAGTAAATATATTGACTATATAGAAGATGAGTTTAGAAAAAGAGAAAATGGTTTCTGGTTTTATAACAAGGGTATTGCTACTTATATTACTGGCACTCATTATATGTACTTGCAGTGGTCCAAAATTGATGTTGGTAACCCAGACTTCAGAGAAGCTAACAGACTCTTCTACATATTCTGGGAAGCTTGTAAAGCAGACAGACGTTGTTACGGAATGTGCTATCTCAAAAACCGTAGATCGGGATTTAGCTTTATGGCCAGTGGAGAAGTGGTTAATTCAGCTACAATTAGTTCCGATGCACGATTCGGCATATTGTCCAAATCTGGGCCCGATGCTAAGAAAATGTTCACAGATAAAGTGGTACCAATATCGGTCAATTACCCGTTCTTTTTTAAACCAATACAGGACGGTATGGATAGACCCAAGACCGAGCTGGCATATAGGGTACCCGCATCAAAGCTCACAAGAAGGAATATCACGAGTACGAGTGAAAGGCCCGAGGAGCTCACGGGACTTGATACCACAATCGATTGGAAAAACACCGGGGACAACTCGTACGATGGAGAAAAACTCAAACTCCTCGTCCATGACGAATCCGGGAAATGGGAAAAACCCAATAATATCCTCAACAACTGGAGGGTCACAAAGACGACATTAAGATTAGGTAGTAAAATTATAGGCAAGTGTATGATGGGGTCAACATCAAACGCTTTGGATAAAGGTGGAAACGAATTTAAAAAACTATATTACGACTCTGATGTTACAAAACGAAACAGAAATGGTCAAACTAGTTCTGGTCTTTATTCTTTGTTTATTCCAATGGAGTGGAATTATGAGGGTTTTATGGATCAATATGGTAGACCTGTTTTTGAAACGCCTGAAGAAGAAATATTAGATCACTATGGTGATTATATAGATATAGGTGTTATAGATCATTGGCAAAACGAAGCAGATGGTTTAAGAAATGATCAAGATGCTTTAAACGAATTTTATAGACAGTTTCCAAGAACTGAAGAACATGCTTTCAGAGATGAAACTAAAAATAGTATATTTAATCTAGTAAAAATATACGAGCAAATAGATGTTAATGAAGGTGGTGTTAATTATACTAAAGGTAATTTTCAATGGGCTAATGGTATAAAAGACACAACTGTTATGTTTTTACCAAATCAACAGGGTAGATTTAACATAGGTTGGGTGCCACCAAGACATTTACAAAACAAGCAAATAGTAAAAAATGGTATAAAATATCCAGGTAACGAGCATATGGGTGCTTTTGGATGTGATAGTTATGATATATCAGGTACTGTTGATGGTAAAGGATCTAAAGGTGCTTTACACGGTTTAACTAAATTTAGTATGGAAGACGCACCTGCTAGTGAGTTTTTCTTAGAGTATATAGCTAGACCGCAAACAGCTGAAATGTTTTTTGAGGATGTTTTAATGGCACTGGTTTTTTATGGCATGCCTTTACTCGCAGAAAACAACAAACCTAGATTATTATATTATTTAAAAAGAAGAGGATATAGAGGTTATTCAATGAATAGACCTGATAAAGTTTGGAATAAATTATCAGTTGCTGAAAGAGAAGTAGGTGGTATGCCAAACTCTAGTGAAGATATTAAACAGGCACACGCTGCCGCAATTGAAATGTATATCAATGATCATGTTGGTATGAAGGAAGACGGTAGTGTTGGTAGCATGGTTTTTAACAACACGTTAAATGATTGGGCTGGCTTTGATATAACAAGAAGAACTAAATTTGATGCAACGATTAGTAGCGGTTTAGCTATTATGGCTTGCAATAGGCATTTATACTCACCTAGAGCAAATGTTGAAAAACAAAAAATAAATTTAAGCATAGCTAAATATAAAAACAAAGGCATGCAATCAAAATTAATAAAACAATAATATGGCTGAGTCTTACATGAGCACAAATTTTCCTAGTCAAGTAGTTAGTGACGTAGAGAAGTTATCACCAGATTACGGGCTAAAAATAGGTAGAGCTATTGAGAGCGAGTGGTTTAAAAGAGACTCTGGCACAAATAGATTTGCTAGTAATCAAAATAACTTCCACAAACTTAGACTTTATGCTAGGGGAGAACAAGCTATTCAAAAATATAAAGATGAATTATCTATTAATGGTGATTTATCATATCTTAATTTAGACTGGAAACCAGTACCTATTATACCTAAATTTGTAGATATAGTAGTTAATGGTATATCAGAAAGAACATTTGATATAAAAGCATATTCACAAGATCCATACGGTGTAGATAAAAGAACCAAATACATGGAAAGAATATTGGCAGATATGAAGTCTCAAGATTTAAATGAGTATGCTGCTCAAGCTTTTGGTATAAATCTACAGTCTAGTGAACTTGAAACGTTACCTTCAAACGAAGAAGAGTTACAATTACACATGCAACTTAACTATAAGCAAGCAGTTGAAATAGCTGAAGAACAAGCGTTAAATGTATTATTAGAAGGTAATAGATATGAACTTATACGTAAAAAAGTAAATTACGATTTAACTGTATTAGGTATTGGTTGCGTAAAAAATAGTTTTAATAAATCAAAAGGAGTTACAGTAGAGTATGTTGATCCTGCTAATATAGTTTACTCATATACAGAAGATCCATATTTTGAAGATATATATTATTTTGGTGAAATAAAAACTTTACCTATTAACGAAATAGTAAAAGAGTTTCCTGGTTTAACAGAAGAGGACTTGAAGCAATTAAAAAATGCTAGTCATCAAACTACAGGTTTTTATAATAGAAGTTTAGCAGAATCAACTAATGTTGATAAAAACCAAATTCAAATACTTTATTTTAATTATAAAACGTATATGAACCAGGTTTATAAAACAAAAGAAACTTCTACAGGTGCTCATAAAGTTATAGTTAAAGATGATCAGTTTAATCCTCCAACAGATTTATTAGAAGAAAGATTTGGTAAATTATCAAAACAAATAGAAGTATTATTTGAAGGTGCTATGGTTTTAGGTAGTAATCAACTACTAAAATGGGAATTAGCTCCTAACATGATGAGACCTAAAAGTGATTACACAAAAGTTAAAATGAATTATAACTTATGTGCACCGCGTATGTATAAAGGTAAAATTGAATCATTAGTAAGTAGAATAACTACTTTTGCTGACATGATACAATTAACACATTTAAAAATACAACAGGTAATGTCACGTATGGTACCTGATGGTGTTTATTTAGATGCTGATGGTTTAGCTGAAGTTGATTTAGGTAACGGTACTAACTATAACCCACAAGAAGCATTAAATATGTTTTTCCAAACTGGTAGTATTATTGGTAGATCTTTTACATCTGACGGTGATATGAACCCAGGTAAAGTGCCAATACAAGAAATACAAAGTGGCGCAGGAGGTGCTAAATTAGCTTCTCTTATACAAACATATAACTACTACTTACAAATGATCAGAGATGTCACCGGATTAAACGAGGCGCGTGACGGTAGTATGCCTGATGCTAAGACTTTAGTTGGTGTTCAAAAACTTGCAGCTGCTAATAGTAACACGGCTACAAGACATATATTGCAAGCTGGTTTATTTATTACAACAGAACTTGCAGAGTGTTTATCATTAAGAATATCTGATGTTATAGAATACTCACCAACAAGAGATGCTTTTGTTCAGAAACTAGGTAGACATAACGTTGCTACACTAGAAGAAATGGGCAACTTGCATCTATATGATTTTGGTATATTTATTGAGTTAGCACCAGATGAAGAAGAAAAAGCTATGCTAGAAAATAATATACAACAAGCATTGCAGCAGCAAGGTATTAATCTTGAAGATGCTATTGATATTAGAGAGATTAAAAATGTAAAACTAGCAAACCAACTTTTAAAGTTAAAAAGAAAAAGAAAAGCTGAAGAAGATCAAATGATTCAGCAGCAAAATATACAGGCTCAAGCTCAAGCTAATGCTCAAGCTCAACAGGTTGCAGCGCAAGCTGAAGTACAAAAAAACCAAGCTATAACACAAAGCAATATGCAATTAGAGCAAGCTAAATCTAAACTAGAAATAGAAAAGATGCAGCAAGAGGCTATGTTAAAGAAAGAGCTCATGAATCATGAGTTTAAATTAAATATGCAGATAGAGCAAATGAAAGCTGAAACTGCAAAACAAAATGAAAATAATAAAGAAGATCGTAAGGACGAAAGAACAAAAATCCAAGCGAGTCAACAATCTGAATTAATAGATCAAAGAAAAAGTAATAAACCACCTAAAAACTTTGAATCTTCAGGTAATGATATAATGGGTGGTGGGTTCGGCATGAATGCCTTTGAACCAAGATAATTTGTTTAATTTTATAATATTATATTATGGCTAGAAAAAAGAAAGCTGAGGCGGTCGAAGAGATCGTTGAACAAAAAGAAGAACAACCAATTGTTGAAGAACAAAAGGTTGAAGAACCGTCTAATCCTAATGAGATTAAAGAAGATGGTACTATAAAAGTAGATTTAGATAAATGGGCTAAAGTTAATCAGAAAAAAGAAGATACTGATGTAGCTAAAGTTGATTTATCTAAACAAAAAGAAGAACAACCAAAAGAAGAAGTAAAAGAAGTTACCCCTGAAGAACAAACGGAGGTAGAAGATACACCTGTTGTTGAAGAAAAAGTTGAAGAAACTGTTGAGGATGGTGTTGAAGAACCACCAGTTGTTGAAGAAATTACTGAAATAGAGGTTGAAGAAAAAGTTGAAGAGCTGCAAGAAGAAGTTGAAGAAGCTGTTGCTGAAGCTCAAGAAACTGGTGAACCTTTACCTGAAAACATACAAAAGGTAGTAGAGTTCATTAATGAAACGGGTGGTACTCTAAGTGACTATGTTAGATTAAATCAGAATTATGATGACATGGAAGATAACGAGTTATTAAACGAGTATTTTAAACAAACAAAACCACATTTAACAGATGAAGAAAGGTTGTTTGTTATGGAAGATCTTTATTCTTATAATGAAGAAGAAGATGACCCTAAAGACATTAAAAGAAAAAAACTGGCATTAAAAGAGCAAGTTGCGAATGCCAAAAGCCACTTGGACGGGCAAAAGTCCAAATACTATGCTGAAGTCAAAGCTGGTTCAAGATTGAGTCCTGAACAACAAAAAGCTGTTGACTTCTTTAATCGATACAATGAAGACGCTAAGGCTGTTGAAAAAAACAAGTCGATTTTTGAGAAAAAGTCAAATGAAGTTTTTAACGATGAATTCAAAGGTTTTGAATATAAAATTGGTGAAAAACGTTTCAGACTTAACATCAAAGATCCTAACAAGGTTAAAAGTAACCAAATGAACATTAACAATTTCGTGAGTAGATTTACTAATAAAGATACTCAAGCGGTTGAAGATGCTAAAGGTTATCATAAATCAATTTTTACAGCAATGAACCCTGATTTAGTTGCAAATCATTTTTATCAACAAGGTAAAGCAGATGCTATAAAAGAAAGTATGGCAAGTGCTAAAAATGTTGATATGTCTGCTAGACAAACTAACAGTAATGTTATTCAAACTGGCGGTATGAAAGTAAGAGCTATATCTGGTGATTCATCTAACGACTTTAAAGTAAAGATTAGGAGAAATCCAAATAAAATAAGTTAAACATTAAAAATTAAAAGTTATGCCTTTTTCGAGTTCGCCAAGCACATTGGCAAATTTAAACACGTTGACTCCTCGTCCAACTCAGACGTTGTGGGGTGACAACTATTTAAGCTTCGACTCTAATTCTGGCGGTGGTACTTTTGCGCAACAATTTCTACCAGAAATTTATGAAAAGGAAGTAGAAAGATATGGAAAAAGAACTGTATCTGGTTTCCTTAAAATGGTAGGAGCTGAAATGCCTCTTGCTTCTGATCAAGTTATTTGGTCTGAACAAGGAAGATTACACATCGCTTATGATTCATTAGAATCAGGAGCTGACACAGTACAAATATTAGACGGTAGTGCAAACACAATTACGTTACCTGCTAATCACTTAGTACAAATTAACGATACTATTATCGTTGTCAACAACGAAACAGCTAGATTAAACAACACATTAAAGTGTTTTGTATCTAATGTTAACGGACAGACTGTAACTGCTCAACCTTATGCACAAGCTGCTTTAGGTGATGTTACTTTCCAAGACGGTGACGATATTAAAGTATTTGTATATGGTAATGAGTATCCAAAAGGATCATCTGGAATCACTGGTTCTATCGATGCTTCTTTCACTCAGTTTAGCAACAGACCAATCATCTTAAGAGACAGATACCAAGTTAATGGTTCTGATACTGCACAGATCGGTTGGGTTGAAGTTACTACTGAAAACGGAGCTTCTGGTTACCTATGGTATCTTAAATCTGAGCACGAAGCAAGATTAAGATTTGAAGACTATTTAGAAATGTCTATGTTAGAAGCTGAAGAAGTTAATTCAGGTTCTGCTATTACAGCTGTTCAAGGTTCTCAAGGTTTATTTGATGCAATCGAAAACAGAGGTTTAGTATTTACTGGAACTGACTTTGATGTACAAACTGGATACAACTCTGCTGGTGTTTCTACTGCTTATGTAATAAACGCTGGTTTAGCTGAGTTTGATACTATTCTTCAAGAACTAGATAAGCAAGGTGCTATTGAAGAGAACATGATGTTCTTAGATAGAGCAACTTCTTTAGAAATCGATAATATGCTAGCGTCTGTAAACTCTGCTTTAGCTGGTGGTGCTTCTTATGGAGTATTCAACAACGCAGAAGATATGGCGTTAAACTTAGGTTTCTCTGGTTTCAGAAGAGGTTCTTATGACTTCTACAAATCTGACTGGAAATACTTAAACGATTCTACAACTAGAGGTAATTTAGTTGATATTCAAGGATTGTTAGTACCAGCTGGTACATCTACTGTATATGATCAGTCTATGGGTAAAAATATCTCTAGACCGTTCTTACACGTTAGATATAGAGCTTCTGAAGCTGATGATAGAAAAATGAAATCATGGATCACTGGATCTGTTGGTGGAAACTATACTTCTGACGCTGATGAGATGGTAGTTAACTTCTTATCTGAAAGATGTTTATGCGTTCAAGCAGCAAACAACTTCGTATTATTTAAGAACTAATTACTTAATATTTTTTAAGGTAAGGGCGCTTCGGCGCCCAATACCTTATTTTTAAACTTTTTAATTATATTATATCATGGAAAAATACACAAATAAATTATATGAATTGATAGGTAATAAACAACCTTTAATAAACAGGATACCTGCAAGACATAGTAGAAAAACACCTTTACTTTATTTTGATGCAGAAAAAGGTTATCAAAGAGAGTTAAGATACGCTACAAATCAAAAATCACCATTTGTTGATGAGCAAAGTGGACCAGCAACTTTAGGTCACATTGTTTTTAGAAATGGTAAACTTTTTGTTGAAGCTAAAGATCAAAACTTACAAAAGTTTTTAGCAATACACCCATTAAATGGTAAGCTTTTTAGAGAACACAATAAACAAGCTATTGCTGAAAATGAATTAGATTATCTTGAGTTTCAAGTTGAATCTATGAAGTATGCTAAAGAAATGGAAATAGATATGGCTGAAGCTATACTAAGAGTTGAGATTGGTAGTGAAGTCAATAAAATGACTACAAAAGAAATAAGAAGAGATCTTATCATAATGGCACAAAGACAACCTAAGTTGTTTTTAGATTTAGTTCAAGATGATAATGTTCCTTTAAGAAACTTTGGTATTAAGTGTGTTGAAGCAAAAATAATTGAGTTAACACAAGACCAAAGAACATTTAAGTGGGCATCAAATGGTAGAAAACTATTTGAAGTTCCTATGGACGAACATCCTTATTCAGCTTTAGCTGTATGGTTTAAAACTGACGAAGGTATGGAAGTTTATAAAAATTTAGAAAAAAGATTAAAATAATTAATCACTTTATAGGGTAGTCACTCTATGGGGTGACTACTACTATAAAAAGAAAAATATGGTCAATATAAATACAGTATATCAAAGAGTATTAACCATTGCTAATAAAGAGCAACGAGGGTATATAACTCCACAAGAGTTTAATATACTTGCCAACCAAGCTCAGATGGATATATTTGAGCAATACTTCTATGATTTAAATCAATTTCATAGAATACAAAGCATAAATGAAACTATATATACAGATACTGTAGACATTTTACAAGAAAAAATAGATCATTTTGAAAAATTTAGAGCAGCTGTAGACATGAGTAATGGAGGTGGTGTAGGTATACTACCTGATTATTATCGCATGGGTGCTTTATATTATAAGAAAAATGGTAGATACTACGAAATAGAAAACGTTGAACAAAACGAACATCACATATATCTAAGCTCACCTTTAACTGCTCCAACGCTCACAAGACCAATATACGTTAGATATTCAACCGCTGGTGATAATCAACAAAACAGAGAGCAAAGAATACAAATCTATCCTATAACAATCGAAGCAGATGTTTCCTGCAACTACATAGCAAGACCTTCAACTGTAAGATGGGGTTACACTATTGTTAATGATAAAGCGTTGTATAATGCTAATGCTTCATATACAACACATTTTGAATTACACGAGTCAGAAGAAACCGATTTAGTATTTAAAATATTAGCTTTAGCTGGTATTGTTATAAAAGATCCACTGTTGTATCAACAAGCAGCTCAAGAAGAAGTTAAACAAATTCAACAAGAAAAACAATAAGCCATGCCATTATTTAACATAACAGAAAGACAATATTACGAAAACGAACAGATACTTGTTAGTGATGGTACAACTACATTACCTGCTTTAGCGTTTAGTCCTTTACCAGCTAATGAAGGTGAGTTTGAATTATATGTTGCTGGTAGTCAAATAAACACTAACACATATACTTATAATGCTGGGACTGGTGTTATAACACTAGGTACAGCTTTAGCTAGTGGCACAGAAGTTACAGCTAGACAGATTACAAATGTAGAAGAACTAGGAGGTTATCAGTACGTTGGCATTGACGATTTAATAGCTAACTTTCAAGTTAACTACGTTGGCGAAGATAAGATAATTAAAAAAGTAAAACTACCTGAAATATCTTTTCATGTGCAGAGAGCAATAGCTGAATTAAGCTACGATACTTTTAGATCAGAAAAAACACAAGAAATAGATATACCACCAACATTGCGTATGAGATTACCTCATGACTACGTCAACTATGTTAAATTATCATGGACAGATAATGGTGGTGTTGAAAGAGTTATATATCCAGCTAGAAAATCTAGTAATCCAAAAGCGATATTACAAAATGAAGGTTATGACTATTTATATAATGAAGATGGTTCATTACTTGATAGTTTAAATTCATATACACTAGATACTTTTCAAAGCGCTAATGGTCCAACAAATACAGTTGAAGAAGTCAGTGGTCCTGACGTTGATGCTACATTGGCTGAAGGTAGAAGATTTGGTTTAAATCCTGAGCACGCACAGTTTAATGGTTTATTTATGATAGATAATAGAACTGGTTATATATTTTTTAGCTCAGGACTAGCAAATAAAAACATAACTTTAAAATACATAAGTGATAGTTTAGGAACTGAAGATGAAATAAGAGTACATAAACTAGCTGAGGAAGCTGTTTATAAATGGGTTGCTCACGCTATATTAGCGTCTAGAGTTAACACACCAGAATATATAATAGCAAGATTTAAAAAAGAAAGATTTGCAGCTGTTAGACAAGCTAAGCTAAGATTATCTAATTTAAAAATAGAAGAGCTTAACTTGATAATGAAAAACAAATCAAAACATATAAAACACTAATATGCGAGAAGTAAAGAGACAGTTCGGCGGTGGTGCTATGAATAAGGACCTCGACGAAAGAATACTTCCTAACGGTCAGTATAGAGATGCTTTGAACATACAAGTATCTAGTTCTGAAGCTAGTGACGTTGGAGCTGTACAAAATATATTAGGTAATAGAAGACCTTATGGTAATGCGTTGGCTAACCTTGGTAACAACCCTGTTTGTATAGGTGCTTACGTAAACTCTAAAACAGAAATGATATATTGGTTTATAGCAAGTGATACTAAATCAATAATATTAGAATATGATCAAACAAATAATGTTGTTTCACCTGTATTAGTAGACGTAAATAATATATTAAACTTTTCTACGTTTTATTTAATAACTGGTATAAATATAATAGATGATTTGTTGTTTTGGACAGACGATCAAACTGAGCCTAAAAAGATAAATATAAAAACTTGGAAAGGCTATAACAGTTCTAACACAAGTTATACTCACACACAAATAAATAGTGCTGATTTTACTGAAGATCAAATAACAGTAATTAAAAAATCACCACTAAGTCCTCCAACCATTACAATGTCAGCAACTAAGAGAACTGGCGTTGTTGAAACTTCATTAATACAAAAGTCTTTTACAGAAACAACTTCACCTTTTGATTTATTAGACACTGGAGATTATGGCAATGTAACATTTTCTAATGCTGTAAACTATTTAGTGGGTGATAAATTAAAATTAACATTATTAGAAGAAATTGGCGACTCAGCAGATATTGAAGTTATATTAAGTGTGACTCAAGTAATAAGCTCAACTACATATAATGTTAACCTTGATGTTGTGCCAGAGGATATTGCAGAAAATTTACAAAACTGGAAAGTAGAGTTAATTGAAGAAAAACCAATGTTTGAGTTTAAGTTTCCTCAATTTTCATATAGATATAAGTTTAATGATAACGAATATTCATCGATAGGACCTTATAGCCCAGTTGCTTTTTTACCAGACAATTTTAATTATGATCCAAAAAACGGTTATAATAAAGGTATGGTTAATAATTTAAGATCTTTAAAAATTGGTGGATTTACAAGTAACGCACCTGATGGTGTTAAAGAAATAGATATACTATATAAAGAAAGCTCTAATAATAATATATACGTTGTACAAAGTATAAAAACTACAGATCCTGAATATATAGCTGGTACTAACGGTGAGATTGAAATAACGTCTGATGTTATATTTAAAGTTTTACCATCTATACAATCATTAAGACCTTTTGATAACGTACCTAGAAAAGCTAAAGCACAAGCGTTGTCTGCTAATAGAATAATGTATGGTAATTATTTAGAAAACTTTAATATTGAAGACGCTTCTGGTGCTGATATAAGTGTTAAGTTTGAAGTGTCAATAGTTCAAAACGATAATTTAAACGTTGTTCCAGCTGAACCAAAACCATCTATAAAATCTATAAGAACATATCAAGTTGGTGTAGTTTATAGAGATAAGTACGGTAGAGAAACACCTGTATTTACAGATCCGTCTGGTTCATTTACGTTAGATAAATCTGCTGCTATAAATTACAATGTTATAAAAGTAAGAATAACAAGCGCAATACCACATTGGGCTGAATCATATAAATACTATATAAAAGAATCATCTGATGAGTATTATAATTTGGCTATGGATAGACATTATGAAGCTGAAGATGGTAATGTGTGGATAGCTTTTGCATCGTCTGAAAGAAATAAAATAACAGATGAAAGTTTCTTAATATTAAAAAAGAGACACGATGCTAATGATTTTGTTGCTGACGAAGCTAGATATAAAGTAATTGCAGTTTCAAACGAAGCGCCTACATTTTTAAAAGAAGACAAAGTTTCGAAAGGTGTTTTATCATCAGCAAACACAGACACTTCTGGGACAAATATATTTAAAGGCGATGGTCATTTTCCAGAAGCAGACTTTGGTCACGTTTCTGTTTTAAAATCTACATGGGAAAAAGTTTTTGGTGGTGGTAGTCCTAATGATAATGATAGCAACGTATATCAAATACCAGTACATCAACTATCAGATTTAGTACTAAGAATTATAGGTAATGGTGGTATATCGCAGTGGTATGACATAGCTAATATACAGTATTTTGACACAGGTAATTCAGCTACAGCTTATTATAGAGTTGAAATAGAAGAAAAATTTGAGGAAGATGACGTGAGATTTGCTAGAAACAGCGATGCTTCTGCTTATTTACAAAGTGATGATAGTGTTTCAATGGAAATAGCGCAAAAGCAAATAAAATTAAAACCTGAGTTTGAAGGTAGGTTTTTTGCTAAAATAGAAAGAGATGGTGTTCTTGAAGAAAATATATTAAGGCAAGAAAATATAGATGATTATAAAATAGCCGCCTCAATACAAACATATGATCTAGCTAACTATGGTTCTTCTCAAAGTTTTTGGCAAGGTGCAGAAAAAGGTACTTATCCGGGTAGTAATGAAAATAGCAGACAAGCGGAGTGGTTTATAAATAAACAATCTGGCTTATACAGAATATCAGATGCTGGTGGTAGTTTTGACACGTCAGCTTCTGGTGGTGGTCATATTAGAGGTCAATTTTCAAACCCAGATACGGCTATAAGTACAGCTGGTAATGGCGTTGTTTCAGGTAGTGATATAATAGAAATAGCTTATCATTGGTGGGGTGGAGATGATAGAGACGCTTGGAGAAATGGAGAGCCTTTTTGGTATAGATTTGAAAGAGATTTTAAACCACAATATAGAAAAATTGTAGGATTTTTTCAACAAAGAAATTCAAAGTTTAGATTTGAAGATGATCCAGATCAAACTATATATACTATAAAATCATATAGAAGAACACATTGGATACCTTATAGAAGAGGTGGTAATAATAGAAAAGGTAGATATGGTAGTGAAAGAATGATATGCTGGACTTTAAAATTAGATAAAGCTATAGATTGGGCACCAGGAGATAATGGCCATACAACTAAAGCTACAGCTACTCGAATGGAATTTGTAAATACATATATTGACGGTGATGGTTTTACTAGTAATAATCCAGCTATATTTGAAACAGAACCAAAAGAAGTTGCTGATTTAAATCTTTTTTATGAAGCAAGCCAAGCATACGATGATAGTGTACATGGTAATGAACAAACGTTAGATTATTCTAACTGTTTTAGTTTTGGTAATGGTGTTGAGTCAAATAGAATTAGAGATGATTTTAACGCTGCTCAAATAACAAAAGGTATAAAAGCTAGTACAGTATTAGATATACCTTATGCAGAAGAAAGAAAATCAAACCAGGTTATATTTTCTGGTTTATACAACTCTACTAGTGGTACTAATAATACTAATCAATTTATACAAGCAGATCAAATAACTAAATCAATAAATCCTGTTTATGGCTCAATACAATTAATGAGACATAGACACGGAGGTTTAGATGTTTTATGTGAAGATAAATGTTTTAAAATACCTACAAATAAAGATATATTATTTACAGCTGATGGTAGTAAACAAGTTTCAGTATCATCAAACGTATTAGGAACACCAAATCCTTACACAGGTGAGTTTGGTATTAGTAAAAACCCTGAGTCTTATACGCAATATGGCTATAGAGCGTATTTTTCAGACAAAGCCAGAGGAGTGATTCTAAGGCTCTCTGCTGATGGACTTGAGCCTATATCACGTTATGGACTAGAAGATTACTTTAAGGACCATCTAGCGGCTTCTACGACTGTGATAGGTAGCTATGATACTTATAAAAAAGAATATAATGTTACTTTAAACTTTGATACTGTTAGTTTTAAAGAAGATACAAACGCTTGGACGAGTAGAAAAAGCTTTTTACAAGAAGAAGGTGTTAGTTTAAATAATATATATTACACATTTAAAGATGGTCAACTTTGGTCTCACGATAATCAAACAAGAAACAGTTTTTATGGCACTCAATATAATTCAAGTATTAAGTTTATATTCAACGATGCTCCTGGTTCTGTTAAACAATTTAAGACATTAAATTACGAAGGATCACAAGCTAGAATATTTCAAGATAATAGCGGTAGCGCTGATACAGACAACTATTTTCCAAATAAATTTGAAAAAGCAGGTTGGTGGTCAAATTCTATAGAATCTGATAAGCAAAGTGGACAGGTATTAAATTTTGAAGAAAAAGAAGGTAAGTGGTTTAATTTTATAAAAGGAACTGCACCAACATCAACTAATATAGATACTAGCGAATTTAGTGTTCAAGGATTAGGTAACGCATCTGTAGCAGCTAGTAATGATTATTCTTACGGTGTAACAATAACAGTAAACGAAAACAACGACTAATGGCATTAACTAATTGTACTATAAATTCATCATCTGTTTTGGTAACACCATCACAAGCATTAGGTAGTGGAGTTGCTAATCAAGTATTAACTATAACACCAAACACTGGTTATAGAGTTGCAGCTTCGTTATTTACCAATAACAGTGGCACTTTAACAGGTGTTACTAGTATTACATTGTCTGATAGTGGTGTTGCTTATGCTGAAGATAATACTATTTTAGTTACTGTAGATCTTGATGATTCATTTAACCCAGGTACTACAAATCAAACAATAACAATAGACATTGATGGTAAAGCTATATTAGAAAAAGACGTGCCTAAAACTTTATCTGGTAGATATAGCGTTACTGCAGCAAGTGCTAACATGACGCCTTTAAGTGGTGCTGTATCCAATGTTGCTTATTCTGGTACGGGATCAACTGGTACAACTGTAGATTTATTTTCTCAAACCGTAACCACTAGTGCTGGTTATTATTTTGCAACAGAACCTTCACTTAAAATATCTGTAGGCGATGTTAATAATTATTCTGTAACAAAAACACTAGGATATGATAATGATAATAATTTAAATAGCGTTGTTTTTGATGTAGACGGTATAATACCTTTAGAGACTGATACAAGCGATACGATTTTTATAACAGCAAACGATGTTAAAACTGTTCCCGCTCCACCAAACAATATAACAGCATATTCTATAAACACTGAAGACGCTCCATATGCTTTAACTAAAAGAGGTCTTATAGTTTATGGTGCTGTTGGAGCTACATATACTATAAACATAACAAGAACTGGTGATAGTCACACTTATGATTTTAGCACAAAAGATTTTACTAGTGCTAGCACAAACTCTGGCACGTTAACAATAGCTAGTAATGGTCAACAAAGCACGTTAATTGATTTACCTGTTGTTACAGCTGATGTAACATATACGTTTACAATAGCAGCTGTGTCACCAACAACGTTGAGTTTAAACAGCTCACAACCAAACCCTTTTACAATAGATAGAAAAGGTTTTAAAAGCATTACCGTTGATGCTACATCCGTATCAAGAGGTACATTTACAAGTAAAACTGTAGCTTATACTAATTATGTTGGAACTACTATAAATCAAAGTAATGGGGTCAATGCAACGTATAATCAAGCGGGTATTGAATTAGATGGATCAGAAACGAATTCTGAATTTAATTTTACTGTAAGTATCGAGGACAACGAATCATTTCAGTTTAAATCACCAAATGGTTCGGCTACTTCAATAATTTTAGATAGTAACGATTTCACTATAACGCCTAATGACATAACTAGAGCAAGTACAAACGCTGGTACAATAACTGCCACAAGAGGTGGAAACAATCACCATTTACTAACAATAACAGGTACTAATTGGTATACAAATCAAATGGGTACAGCTGATACTGTAATAAATTTTGATGTTGATGACTTTTGTGATCTACCTAGTGGTAGTGGTGGTGGTGGTGGAACTATATTAGCTTATAAAGTTGATATATATAATTCAGGAGGTTTCCTAAGTGGACAACATTATGTTCATTTAACGACTGGGTGTAGTGGTGGTAGCACAGCTGTAACTTGTTTAAATTTTGCTAATATAGAAAACAAATGGATAAGATTAGTTTCTATAGCTGGTGGTTGTAGTAGTACTGAAATGGTAGGTCAAGTAAAAGGATCAACAACTACATTTAGTGCCACAGCATATTCGCTAGATGACACGTATTACAATAGCAGAGTTGATGCTGAAAATGAACAAAATGGTATAACATGCTAAAATATATAAGATGCCAAATATAACAGTAACATTTAGTTTCGATTTAAACGAATCAGTACAATTAGGAGATACATTACATTATGTTAATCCAACTAACGATACATTACAAGGTGGTGACGTAATACCGTTTAACAATGATGGTATAATAGAGGTTGGAGAAATAACAACTGTAAACTACGCAACTAATACAATAGTTGCTGATATACAAAACAGTACAGCTTTACCAACAGGTACTAGCTTCTTTTTGTTTAGTAAAGATAATAGAGCCAATATGGCTAGTTTACTCGGTTATTATGCCGAGGTTGAGTTTACTAATAACTCTACAGATAAAGCAGAATTATATAGCGCTGGTTCAGAAATATTTGAATCTAGCAAATAATGTGTAATAATAATATAAATAACTTATAATGAAAAAATATCAAGGAGAATCACCCTTAAAATTGGCGCCTATAGCCGCGGCAGTAGCCCCTGGGCTTGCAAAAGCTGCGATAGGTTTAATAGGTGGAGGTAAAAGAAAAAGAGCTTTAGCTAGAGCTCAAGGCGCATATGATATGCAAAAACAAAGATTTGAAAACATGGACACCTCTAATCCATATGCTACTATGGAAAACGTATATGAGGATGCTACAGTTAATACACAGCAAGCTGATATGATAAAACAACAGCAAATGCAGTCACAAGCTAATATGATGGATCAATTTGGTGCTGCGGCTGGTGGTTCTGGTATTGCTGCTTTAGCTCAAGCTATGTCACAGCAACAATCACAAAACGCTCAACAAGCGGCTGCTAGTATTGGTCAGCAAGAACAAGCTAATCAAAGACTTGCTATGGGTGAAGCTGGTAGAATACAAGATTCAAAAATACAAGGTGATATAATGCAAAGACAAGCTGAGTTTTCTAAAATAGAAAGTATGATGAATTTAACAGGTCAAGATCTTCAAAAAGCACAAGCTGAAAAAGCTATGCATGATAATATGGCTATATCAGGTGTAGGCGATATGGCTGGTTCACTTCTTGGAGGTACTACTCCTTTATAAAATAAAAATTATGGCTAGATATACAAATGTAGATTACAGCGCGATATATGGAACACGTAGATTTGTAAACGCAACAAACGCTTTTGATGCTGGTTATCAAGAGGCATATGCTAATGGTATTGCTTCTAAAAATAAAACTAAGTCTGTTAAAAATTTATATGAGCAGAAGCTAAGAAATTATTTAAAGCAATTACCTGCTGATATTGATTTGTCACAAATACCAGATAAATACAGAAATACATTATCTAATTATTTATCTAAACAAAAAAATGAATACGTTAGAGCTGCTAATATACTTGATGAGTTAGTTGTTGGATCAGACGATTATATGCAAACTGTAAGCAAAATGAATAATGTAAAATCTGCTTTTGAAAATCTAGATAAACAATTTAAGCTTTATGGCCAAAACAAAAAAGAAATTATAGATGATATAGAGGGTCAAACAATATCATTATATGGCGAAAATCAAGAAAGTGTAAATTTACTTAGAGGTATATTTAACGAAGAATATGAGTTAGAAATAGACGACACTGGTAATTTATTTTTTATAGGTGAAGATGGTAAAATATCTTTAAACGATTTACCTGATTATGGTATTAAAGACTATGAAACCGCAGAAAAAATGATGACCATGGGTAGTCAAGTTTATCAAAATGGTTATAAAAGTGGTGTTACTTTAACTCCTGATAGTATAATGTACCATCAATATCAAAATACTTTAAAAAGATTAATAGATCAAGGAGGTAAAAATACTATTATGTCTATGTTATATGACGGATTAGTTGGTGATATAGTTATGGCTGAAGATCCTATAATGCAGAAAATGATAGAAGGTTTTAGAAACGGATCTATAGGTTTTGATCAACTTAGAGATGCTACTGTAGATAATTTTATGAAAGTGTTAATTAAACAATCACAAACTGGTGTTAGTAAAAGGCCTAAATCAACAAACACAAGAACAACTAGTAGAACAAACAAACCTACAGCTACAGATATTAAAAATCAAAACAAAGTAAATAAACTTATTGATGCGTTTAATAATAAAAATATAAATGACATAGAGCTTTATTTACCTACAAACATCGAAATACAGGAAGACGATGGTGTATTCTATATAGACGGTAAAATTATAGATCTTGGCGATCCAAAATCTTTTCTTGATATTTTAAGATATGCTAAAATTGATCCTATATATTGGCCACAGCTTACACAAGAAGAGAATACAGAAGAAACAAACGAGCAAACTAATTCAAACGTTGGTGCTGCTGATAACTTTTAAACAAAAAAAATATGAGTGATGCTAAGTTTATGACTAGCCAGTATAACATTGCTGGCGCTAGCTACAACATTACTGATAAACATCAAGAAGCACAAGACGATTACGATAAGTATCTTGAAGAACAAGAAAGGATAGCAGAACAAGAAAGAAGATTACATCTTGAAAAAACTAAAAAAAGCCTACCTAAACTATACAAACATTTAGTTGAAAACGGTATATACACTAAACCGTTTGATAAATTCACAGAACAATTTCACGACGAAGGAAGTAGACAAAAATTACATAATTATTTAGAAGAGCAAAGAATATACACTAAAGGCTATGATGCTTTTAATGAGCAGTTCTTTACAGAAGCACCTGAGTATTATGGTGATTATGCAGCTGATGGATCTTATACTAATAACACTATAGAAAGTGACTATGCTAGTTCTTGGGATGGTTTTGTTGATGCTGTTGTGGGTGGATACTATCAGGGTAAATATAGAGCTTTTTCAGCTGATGATATAGCTAATGTTATGAAGTTTAATCCTGAAGGTGTGACAGATGAAGATATAGCTAAATTTATAGCTGCAGCAGAAGAACTAGAAGAAAATGGTGGGCCTAGTAGAGCAACTAAGCTTTGGCAAAAAGTATATGAAGAAGAAAAACAAAAAGGCACAAATGGTGTTGTTGCTTGGATGAGAGCAACGTCAGCTACTGGTGGTGCTTCTTTCATGACAGAACAATTTTTAGCTAGTATGGGAGGTATGATTAACCTTGAAAGTGTTAAAGCTGGTCTTGGTGCTGGAGCTGGTGGTGCTGCAGGTGGTTTTTTAGTTGGTGGACCAAAAGGGGCTACTGTTGGTGGAGTTGCTGGTATTTGGGGAGGTATTAATGCTTATAACGATGCTTTAATGAGTTTTAAACAGTCGTTAGATGAAGAGCTAGCAGAAAGAGGTTTAGCAAGAAATGTACAGAATTTAAGAGTATTATTTCAAGATGAAGATTTTTATGATAAAGCACGTAACCAAGCTGCCGCAAGAGGTATAGGTATAGGTGTTATTGAATCTGTATTTACTCTTGCTGGAGGTGCTGGCGCTTCAAAAATAATATCAAGCTCTGCAAAAACAGCTGTAGTTAGAAGCTCAAGGTTTATACCAAAAGCTAGTACTATAAAAGCAAGTGGTGTAGTTGGCGCGTCAGAAGTTGTTGGTGGTATGACTGGTGAAGCTGTTGGTTTAACAATACAAGGTAAAGAACTAGATGCTGGTGAAATAATTAACGAAGGCGTTATAGGACTAGGTGGTGCTCCTGTTACTGGAGCTGTGAGTTTATTATCAAACGTTAGAAAAGGCACTAAATATTCTATCGATGGTAAAGATGTTACGCCTCAACAAATGCAAGATATTATTGATACAGCTACAAACGAGGAGATAACAGCTATGGATATTGTTATTAAAAATGACAATGAGCTAGCGCAATACGTAAGTAAGATACAACAAGAAACGCAATTAAAATCAAATATAGATCCAAGAATTACAAATAAAACAGATAGAGATGCTTTATTTGAATTAGAAAGAAGAGCTTTAAAATTTATAGGTAAGGATTCATCTTTTGCTAAAGCTCAATTAGCTGATATACAAAGTCAAATAAAAGACATAAATTCTAAGTACTCAAGGAAAGGTAGAAAGTCAAAAGCTACTTTACAAAATGAAGCAGATAGATCAAGAGTTGCAGATGCTATTGCAAAAAGAAAAACAGAGGAAACCGCTAGATTTGCTGAAACAGGTGCTAAAAAACTTGGTTTAAAAACTGTAATAGAAAACACTACAAAAGGCTTTAATAAAGCAATAAAAGACAATAAAATAAAATTAACAAATAAACAAAAATCTCAATTAAATCGTGTAGGTGGCTTTATTCAAGATGGCGTAATATATATAAATAAAGAGGCCGCAGCTAATACTTTACAGCTAAACGTTGGTGCGCATGAATTGCTACACGGCATCCTTAATTCTAAAGTCAAAAACCAAAAGGCTTTAATGAATGATATGCAAAGAATATTACCAGATAATATCAATGCAGCTATTATAAAAAGGATGCAGGATAGGGGTTATAAAAGAGGCAAACAGCATCAAGAATATCTTACAGTCATGTCAGACATGCTAAACCCAAGTGATACATCTGCAGCCGCTATGCAAGTAAAAAGTTTATTTAAAGATAAAGGATTTGTAGGTAACGTAAAACAATTTATTATAAACATACTTAGAAAGTTTGGTTATAAAAACATAGATTTTAATAAAGCAGAAGACGTGTTAAAGTTTATGCAAGAGTACACAGATAGTGTTAAAGAAGGTCAAATATCTCAAGCTTTGTTAGATGAAATAGGACCAATAACAGCTGAACAGGCTACGCTTTCAGAAGCACAATTTTCTTTAAATGCTGTAGATTCACAGTTAGTAAATGACATATATAGAGAGCAAGGTATAACAGATCTTAGTGCTTTTGAAATGTTAAATGTATTAAGGCCTACAGCTCAAGGTATAGCTCGTAGATATGAACAAAGACCTAATTATTCTGAGTTTGCAGATATACTTGTAGACGAAATACAAACAGGTGAAAGAGGTATGTTAGATGTTATAAGAAGTTATCCTGAGTATGTTAAGAAACAACAATTACAAGGTAAAGAACCTGCACCATTATCCGGTTATTTAAATAATGCTTTTTCTACAAAAACAGGTTTTAAAAGATATGTTGAAATTGCTGATAGAATTTTAGGTAAAGACGAAGGTAGTCAGTTTACAACAAGTATAGATGATACAACTCAACAAATAGCAGATCAACCTGTAGAAACAAAAAAGACCAAACCAGTTACAAAGATAGATCCTAGAGATATAGTTAAACCTAAGTTTAAAAAAGCTTATAACGAAACTGTTACTTTGGATAATATAGATACTGATAATGTAAGTTTTAAAAACGTAAAAGGACAGGGCGAAGCTATTATAGCTGAAGCTGTTGGTATACCAGTTAGTAAATTAAAACCAGCTAACAACTTTAGTAAAGCTGATTTAATAAAAGCATCTAAGTTTATATTTGAATCTAAAACATTATTTAGAAAACTTATGCCAAAAGGTGCTGTTCTAGAGGCTGCATCGGATAAATTAATAGGCACATCAACTGGTGTTCAAAAATCTTTATTAAACGCTTATTACACTAAACAAGATAGAGCAGATAACTTATACCCACATGCTTTAGATAAATTAAATGATACTCAATTTTTAGAAAAAGCTGGTATAGATAAAAATGGTAATCCAGTTGAAGGTCTATCACCTAGATCAGCCGAAGCACAAGTACAAAAAGCTTTATTAAATTTAGGTGACAAATTAATAACAAACACCATAGTTAGGCAAAAACTAAAAGAGCAAGGAGCATCTGCTAACATTATTCAAGATGTAGCAGCTGGTACTCAAGAAATACAATTTAGTAAAACAAGTATAGACTTAGCTAGTAAATATGATTTACTTAATACATATCCTGATGTAACTGGAAACTCAAGAAAAAGTATAGATGATGGATTTATGGCTGTAGACGCTTATGTAAGTGGTGTTTTAAATTATATATATCCTGTATTTGCAAAAAACCACCCAGGTTTATTAACAGCTGGTGAATTTGTAAACGGTCTTAATTTAAGAAATTATAAACCAGTAAAAATATATTTGAGAGAGAAGTTAAATAATATAAAATTTGTAAGAGGTAATTATCCTAAAAGAGATTTTGCTACATACGTTGGTAAAACAGTAAAAGATATACAAAAAAATAAATCAAAAATACCTGAATATAATAAACAGGCTGGTATAAACTTTGACGCCTTTTGGAATAACATAAATGAAATATTAACTAAAAATCCAGAAGCTCTTGGTGTTGTTTTACAGTTTTTAGAAAACGCTGTAAACTCTAAAACACACATGCATAGAGGTGGCGCTGAGTTTACATACTATGATCAAACTAATACTGGTAAAGTTTATTTAGAGCATGCTCTACAAAATGTAAACGCTTACGTTACGTTAATAGATTCTATAATGGATTCTAATCAAAACTTTCAGTCTACATTAGCTGCTTTAAAAAATAACTATAAACTTATTGGTATAAGCTACGCTGATAATAAAAAGCTAGATCAAAGTGATTTAAAAAACAATATGGATCTTACGGGTGAATGGAACGTGTTTGATAACAACTGGTTTGAAAGATATTTTAATGAAACAATGGCTGCGTTAGGATTTGTAGGTACAGAAAACTTAATAAATGCAGAAACAGGTAAATCATTTTTAGAAGACTTTAATATAAACAACCAAGGTTTAAAAATATCATCTCAGTTACAATTATCTATAAATGAGGTTAATAAAAACAGTAAAATATTAGAAGCTAAACAGCAAGGTAGATTAAAAAACAAACCTGAAAAAGGTATTAGTGTATTTGACTTTGATGACACTTTAGCTCAAACAAACAGTCAAGTTATAGTTAACAACCCACCATATATAGTAGCTGGTAAACAATATGGTTATGAAACATGGGCTGATGGAAAGGTTAAATTGACTAGCGAAGCTACAACAAAAATAAACGCAACTGAATTTGCAAAAGATGCTGAAGGCTTTGAATCCATAGGCGCTACATTTGATTTTAGTGAGTTCAATAAAGTTATTGATGGTAAGAAAGGTCCTTTATTTGAACTAGCACTAAGAAGACAAGATAAGTTTACTAGCAAAGACATATTTGTATTAACAGCAAGACCACAAGAAGCAGCTTACGCGATACACGCTTTTTTAAAAGGTATAGGATTAGAAATACCTATAGAAAATATAACTGGCTTAGAAAATGGTACACCACAAGCAAAAGCTGACTGGATTATAGACAAAGCAGCTGAAGGTTATAATAATTTTTATTTCGCTGATGATGCTTATAAAAATGTAAAAGCAGTACAAGATGTTTTAAATCAAATAGATGTTAAATCTGATGTACAACAAGCTAAGATACAGTTTAGCTTAAGTGAAGGATTTAATAATATATTGGAGCAAACAAAAGGTATTGAAGCACAAAAAGTATTTTCTGATGCTGCGGCAAAATCAAGAGGTCGAGGTGCTGATAAGTTTACTTTCTTTTTACCACCTTCAGCTGAAGACTTTGTTGGTCTTATATACAGCTTTTTAGGTAAAGGTAAACAAGGTGAAACTCAATTAAAATTCTTTGAAGATAACTTAATAAAACCTTTTACTAGAGGTATACAGGAAATAAACAGCGCTAAAGAAGCTTATGCTAAAAACTATAGGGAGCTTGGTAAGTTTTATCCTCAAGTTAAAAAACTATTGTCAAGAAAAACAGCTTATAACGACTTTACATATGATGCTGCTATTAGAGTTTATTTATGGGATAAATTAAATTATAAAATACCTGGTATATCAAAGACTGATCAAAAAAGATTATCAGAAATAGTAGCAGCTGATGCTGATTTAAAAAGCTATGCTGAGGTATTAAATAATATTACTGGTAAGAAAAACTTCCCTGAGCCAAGTGAAAACTGGGTTATAGGTACTATCGTATCTGATATAAATGATATAACTCAAAGAGTTGGTAGAAAAAAATATTTAGGTGACTTTATAGAAAACAAAAACGAAATATTCAGTAAAGATAACTTAAATAAAATCCAAGCTACATATGGTGATGATTTTAGAAGCGCGTTAGAAGATATATTATACCGTATGGAAAACGGTACTAATAGACAAAGTGGTAACAATAAGCTTACAAACTCGTTTTTAAATTGGGTTAACAACTCTGTTGGTGCTATCATGTTCTTTAACTTTAGATCGGCGACTTTACAAACAATATCTTTATTTAACTTTATTAACTGGTCAGATAATAATCCAGTTAAGTTTGGTAAAGCTATACTAAACACAAAGCAATATGCTAAAGACTTTGCTACGATATTTAACTCAGACATGTTAAAGCAAAGAAGAAGAGGTTTACAAACAGATGTTAATGAAGCTGAAATAGCACAAGCAATGAATACATCTAATAACAAGCCAGCCGCTATATTAAGATATTTATTACAAAAAGGTTTTATACCTACGCAAATGGCTGATAGTTTTGCTATTGCTTCTGGTGGTGCTACGTTCTATAGAAATAGATTAAATACATACTTAAAACAAGGTTTAACACAAGAGCAAGCAGAAACTAAAGCTTTTGAAGATTTTGCTGAGGCTTCTGAAAAAGCACAGCAGTCAGCTAGACCTGATATGATCTCGCAACAACAAGCAAGTCCACTAGGTAGATTAATATTAGCTTTTCAAAATACACCAATGCAGTATATGAGATTAACTAAGAAAGCTTTTCTTGATCTTAAAAACAAAAGAGGTGATTGGAAAACAAACGTTTCTAAAATAGCTTATTACGCAGCAATACAAAACTTAATATTTGCTACACTATCAAACGCTATGTTTGGTATATTATTTGACGATGAAGAAGAAGTTAATTGGGATAATAAAAAGACTAGAGTTGTTAATAACATGACAGATACCGTTTTAAGAGGTTCTGGTGTTTATGGCGCTATCGTTTCTACTATAAAGAATATGATAATGAGATTTTCATATGAAGCTAATAAAGGTAGAAACCCAGATTATACATACGTAATGATAGAGGGTTTAAATCTATCACCACCAGTTGGATCTAAAGCAAGAAAATTATATAATGCTTTACAATCATACAAGTTTGATGCTGACGAAATGAAAGATGCAGGGTTTAGTTTAGATAACCCTGGTTTATTAGCTATTGGTAATGTGTTATCAGCAACAGCAAATATACCTTTAGATAGAGCTGTTATGATATTAAATAACATAAAAGAGGCTTCTGATAGTGAAAATGAAGCTTGGCAAAGAATAGCAATGACGTTGGGTTGGAACACTTGGGATGTGGGTATTGATCCTTACGAAAGCAAAACAACACAACAAAAAAAGAGTAGAAAAAGAGTACAAAGAGTTAAGAAAAACTAAAAACAAGTAATACTAAAAGAATAAACCGACTTTACTATGAAAAAACTATTATTAATCTTAGCGTTGCTAATATCTAGCAATGCGCAAGGACAATTCCTACAAGAGTTATACAAAGACTTTTTAAAGTACGGCACGTTCTATGCAGCAGGAAATATAGGTAATGCTAAAGAAGAGCAGCCTAAATATTTCATACGTACAGATCCAGAAAACCTATATGCAATACCAGACGTAGTTGATCAAACCGTATATCATCCATTTGATTATAGATATGGTCTTGGTATTAGAAAGCTAGCTAGATTTGATTATGAAATAAAAGGTCAAAACTTTTATAATGGTAAAGAAAGCAACGTAGCATTATCAGCTCCTTCAGCAGCGGTGCAAGGTTTAGAGTATTTATTACATTGGGAAAAACAAAGACATAATGGTGACGAATTTAACAATAAAAGATTATTTATTAGACACACTGGTAATTATCATATTGCTAAATTTGAAAACAGAGAATCAGGTAATGTAGGTTTTAAATATACATCTGGTGAATTAAGAGCCAGGTTACCTATTGGCAAGAAATTTAGTATATCTGCAGGCGCAATATATAGAACACACCAAAGACCTTACGGATATAATCCTGTAGAAATATGGTTAAATGAAACAGATGAAAATGGTGGTATAGTTAACTACTGGTATGAACTAGGTCATGAATATGGTTATGAAGATATATACTATCAAATGATAGACTGGGTAACAGGTGATTATTATTATGATTGGTTTTGGAGAGATGAAAACGGTGTTATAGTAGCTTACACTGATAGAGACTTTAGAGATGATATAATGCCTGGTTTATTAAATAGATATAATCAAGAGCGTTGGGCTGAACTAGATCCTTTTGCTGAAGTTGCGCCTATCGTCGGTTTTGATTTTTATCACTATAAAAATAATTTTTGGCTACATGCTTACGGTAGCTGGATATTACCTTATCATAAATATGTTAAAGGTAATGAAGACTTTAGCTATTTACATAGAAATAGTTGGGGCAAAGGAGGTCATAATGATTTACTTAACGGTGAACAATGGTCTGACTATCAAGCAGGTTTAATGTTTGGTTGGAAAGTAAGTAAAGCTTTGGGTGTATTTGTAGAGGGTGAGTATACCAAGTTTTGGGACAGCGAAATATATGGAACAAACTTTGGTATAAATTACACCTTTAGATAATGGAAGAACTATCAGAAAAATCACAAGTAAAACTCGACATAAAAACATTAATAGGTATAGTGGTAGGTATTGTATCTATAGCTGGCATATGGTTTGATTTAACAGGTAAAATAAGTGTTATTGAATCTTCAATAATGAGGCTTGAGTATAATCAAACACTAAACGATGAGTTTAGAATTAAATGGCCACGCGGTGAAATGGGTGCATTACCAGATGACGCTAAACAAGATTTAAGAATTGAATATCTACAGAAAGATGTAGAAAAATTACAAGATTTAATTAAAGAATTAGAAGATCAATATAATGGCAAAGCAAATTAGTGAAGAAACTAAAGTTACAATAGACTTAAAAACTATAGGTTTAGCTGGGGCAGGAGTGTTTAGCTTAGCAGCAATGTGGTTTACGCTACAGGCTGATATAGCACTCGCTAAAGAACTACCTAAACCTGTTATCGATCGTGTAGAATATGATCTTAAAGACGAGTTGATACGTCAGACAATTTTAGATACACAAGATGATGTTGAGGCAATACAGGAACAGCTAGATAAAATTGATCAAAGATTATATGAACTACAACAACGAAGATAATGAAATACTTACCAATTTTAATAACATTTATATCATTTAGCCAATCAGATGTACCAACTAAATACTGGATCAATGATTCAGACTTTGAAGAAAAAATTAATAATAACAGCGCTTTTGGTGATAACAATGATAAACCCGTTGTTGTTGAGTTTTGGGCTGAATTTAATAAAGACAACTGCTTTGCCGAATGGGACAAGATACAGAACGCAGTTTATTACAGGGTTGATATTGCAAAAGCTCCAAATGCTAAGAAAAAATATAAAATACGTATGGCGCCGACCATATTAATATTTAAAGATGGCATAAGAGAAGCTAGTTTCAAAGCTGGTTTGGATTTAGCTTTACCAACTGACTTACAAGAAATACAAGAAACTGTAAACGAAATTAACCAAGCAAGTAAATTTTAAAATTATGTGTGGAATACCTAACTGTCCGTTTTGTTGCGGATGCTAAATAAATAAATTATGTGGAAATTAACTAAACAATATTGGATTGACGTGTGGACTTTACTTTGGAGTAAAACTACTGTTGATGATATTATTATTGCTAAAGCTGAAGAAATAAAATCTAAAGCTAAAGCTATTAAGAAAATAATAAAAAAATAATGAAAGGAATTTTATCTGGTTTTGATATTGAAAAATATAAAAATATTAAACCGCCAAAAGATAATTCCTTAACAACATTAAAAGAACTAAAAGAAATAAACGGGATGCGTAAAGATCCTAGTTTTGTTAAAGAAAAAGATAATCAAGAGTTTGCTTTTAAAAAAATAACAAAAGCTAAAGGTTTACCTTATCCTAAAGAACTAGTAAAAGCTTTAATAGATGAAAGTGCTCCTAAAGTTTTAAAATTAAAAAATCATTTTAAAAGACCTAGACCTAAGCATTTAGCTGGTAGTTTTGGTATGAAGCTTGATGATATTGAAATGGATTCAATGAAAACACCATCATATCCTTCAGGTCATTCAGTACAGGGGGTTTTAATAGGTAAAGCATTAGGTAAACTATACCCACAACACAAAGCTGAGTTTGAAAAAGAAGGTAAAGATATATCAATGAGTAGAAGGGTTGGTAGAGCACATTTTAAATCCGACTCTGATCTTGGTGAAAAAATTGGTAATGATATGTTTAACTATGTAAAAGATAAAATAAATGGATAGAATAAGTAAACACATAAGTTACAAAGAAGGTGTACACAGTATAACAGCTTTAAGGCTAGGTTTAAAAAATGATCCTACAGACACTCATTTACAAAACATGAAGCTTTTAGCAGAAAAAGTATTTGAACCTCTTAGAATACACGTAGGAGGTCCTATAAAGATCAATTCGTTCTATCGTGGACCTGAACTTAACAAAGCTATTGGCGGATCTGCAAAATCACAGCATTGCCACGGGCAAGCAATTGATATTGATGATACTTATGGACATGCTTCTAATGCTGCTATGTATGATTGGATTAAAGCTAATTTAGACTTCGATCAAATGATATGGGAGTTTGGTACAGATCAAAATCCTGACTGGGTACATGTAAGTTATACTAACCCAGGTGAAAATAGAAAAAGATGCTTAAAAGCTTATCGTGAAGACGGTAAAACGAAATACATGGTAATATAATGTACGTACAAAAAAATAATCCTTTTCAAAAAAAAGGACCTCTTAAAATGACCGGTGGTAAAAAACCAGAGAAAAAAATAAATCCTGAAGAGAAAAATATAAAAGATGAAAAGTGGACAGCAAGTGATACAGGACATTTAGCATTAGATGTTTTAGGTATGATTCCAGGTATTGGTGAGGTAGCAGATGGAATAAATGCTTCTTGGTATGCAAAACAAGGAAAATATGGTGATGCTGCTTTATCTGGTGCAGCTATGATTCCAGGTGCTGGTTGGGCAGCTGGTGGGACTAAAATAGCTAAACACATGGGTAAACTTAAAAGAGTTTTAGGTTTTAGTGATAAAGCAAAGGATGTTAAAAATGTTAGTAAAACAACAAAAGGAAAATTTAACATGGGTGAAGACGATATGCTAAAGCATGTTGAATCGCACGGTACTCCTTATGCACCTAATGGAAATGTTACGGGTTATTGGAATCAAACTAACAAAGAAGGTGTAAGAAATAGTGTGGTTGCTGGAAATAAATTAATTGATAATGCAAAAAATTTTAATAATACTAAAACCCTTAATCTAAAATATGCCGGTGATGTATCAAATAGATCTGTAATGGAAGCTACTATAGATAATGGACAAAAAGTATCTTTTATAAGATCAACTGGTGGTGGAGGAAAATCAATAGACTGGGTTGATGAGGCAACTGGTAAAAAATATAAAGTTACTTCACAAGGTATTAACTATCCTGTTATGGATAAAGTTCACCATATTACCCCAACTGGTCAAAGAGGAACAGCTGGTCACTGGTTTAAACACGAAAAAGGAGGTAAATATGGTAATTGGTTTGATGGTTATGGTATGAAAAACTTTGATCAACTAGGTAAAGGAAAATTTATACCAAAAAAAGATGCTGCAGGAAATTTAGTTTTTAATGGAGATGTTTTACAAGGAACATGGGATGGTGGATTAATAGGAGATGAATTGATAAAACAAACTACAACTATAATAGATATATAATATGTACGTACAAAAAAATAACCCTTTTAAAGTAACTAGCTGCGGTAGACGTAGAACGTTTATGCAAGATGGTGGTGAGTCTCCTTTAAAAAAAGCAGATCCACGTAGAACAATAGGACCAGGTAAAAACTTTAATAAAGCTAATCCAACTGGCACTGGTGCTGATGCAGGTGGTGGTATGACACAAAAAGGAGTTGATGAGTACAAAAGAAATAATCCAGGTAGTAAATTAAAAACAGCAGTAACAACTAAGCCATCAAAGCTTAAACCTGGTAGTAAAGCTGCTAAAAGAAGAAAATCGTTTTGCGCTAGATCAAAAGGCTGGACCGGTGAAAGAGGTCGAGCTGCTAGACGTAGATGGAACTGTTAAATATATAAATCATGGGATATAAAAATTACGAACAACAAAAAGCCGCTCATGCGAGTATGGCTGAAAAGAAAAAATCTCCTGCTAAGCTTGGATTCAGCAGAAAAACTAAGGAAGATGTCAGAAATCCACAAAGACCTGAAGGTGATGGGTTAAAAAGAGTCACTGAATCTGGTCAAAGACAAAAACAAATGTTATCATATATTGATAAAGAGAGAAAGCAGATGGAAGATTATAAAAAGAAAAAACAAGAAGCTGAGTTTGCTCATAAAGCTAAAATGACTGAAAAACAGATGTATGGTGGTAAGCAATATGTTCATGAACCTAGAGGAGGTATGGCATCACCTTTTAAATTAAAACCTAAATCACCTTTAATGAGTAAGATCTCTGCTTCATGTAAAGCAAGAGCTAAAAAGAAATTTAAAGTGTGGCCTAGCGCTTACGCCTCTGGTTGGGGTGTTAGATGTACACAAGGTAAAGTATAATGGCACACCCGTACAAACATATAAGTCCTAATCTTGCATCACCCATGAAGTGTTGGAAAGGCTATGAAAGAGTACCGGGTACTGCACAAGGTGCAAAAGGTAGTTGTAAAAAATCTTCACCTATGAAAAAACAAAAAGGTGGAGGTACAACTAAGACTTGTCTGCCTAAAGCTAAAATAGATAGCTTGTCAGCTGATAAGAAAAAAGAATTAGTTAGCGCTAAAAGATCTTCAGGCGCTAGTGGAAAATATAGAAGATCATCTAAAACAAATGTAAGTGGTGCTAGAAAAAAAGGTGCTACATTGCGTGACTGGTTTCAAAAAGAAGACTGGAGAAGAGTAGATGACCCCAGTAAAAAATGTGGAGAATAATCTACAAGACATAAATATTAAATTAATATGAAATTATATAGCGATGAATACCTCGCCCTTATACGAGATCATCATAAGGGACATTGGGGTGGAGCCTGCAAAGGCTACGAAGAGATGATACATAAATATATGCTATTAACTAAATCTAAAACTCTTTTAGATTTTGGTGCGGGTAAAGGTGTTTTATCTCGACAGCAAGAAATATTTATGAGTAATTATGAGGATTATTATAAGATAATACCATATGATCCAGGTAATCCAGCTTTTGATGAGTGGATAAACCCACCAGTATGTGATGCTAGTTTTTCAGCAGACGTAATGGAGCACATTGAGCCGGAATATCTTGATAATACTTTACAGTTTATATACGATAAAACTAATAATTGGACATACCATAAAATATGTACAAGGCCAGCTTCAAATAATTTTAGATCGACTATGAAAGATGAAAAGCCTAAAAATTTACATACTATAGTAGAGCAACCTCATTGGTGGTTAAATAGGTTTGAACGTTATTTTACTCTTCATGATATTAAAGCGACTCTTGGTCATGTAGAATTTTTAGGTATGAAAAGAGATAAGATTTTAGATCTTTGATATTTTAGATCTTTTAGGAATTGACTTTATTCTTTTTAAACCGTCAAGCCATTCGGTATATTTAATATCATTTTTAGATAAATCACTCAACACGTGCCAAGTAAACAATCCCTTCCTTTCTAAGAACGACATATATTCTTGTTCTAAATCCATATCATGAGCTGAGTGCTCTAACATATAAACAGGCATATGCCAACTATGAGGATTACATCTACTTGTAATACCATCTTTATCTGTTCTTCTTTCATTAATAGACTTAGCAAAAAAATCAAAGCCTATTAACGATATACTTTTGTATGTTCTAATTTTTTCTATAAACCAAAGTATAGTTATAAAACCAGCACTTGGTCTTAATGTGTTTTTATTCTCACCTTTTCTAGAACTACCAACATCTTTATTAAAAGCAGACATACGGTCTATTATTTCTTGATCAGTATACATTTGAGTATATTGCATACCTTTTGGTAAACGATCTTCAAAAACAAAGTCTTTTAAATGAAAATTACCTCTACATCTATTAACTAATATCTTAGTATCTTTCCATTTAGTATCAAACATTTTTCTTTTCTCTCTAAATATAGGTGCTCTAAATTGACCAGTCACCCATATATCACATCTACGACCTATAGATTCTTCTTGTTTAGGTGTAGCCTCTATAGCTCTACCAAACCTAACAACAATATCGTGGCTATCTATAAAGTCAGCATGTTTATGATGCATGATCTCTACAGAGTTGCCAACGAATATTATTGATTTATCTTTTACAAGGCTTCGTATACTGTCCACCAATCTAATGATTTTTCTCCATTTTTATACTCATTAAACCAAGGTCCACCGTTGGTGTAATGTAAAGCTTTTATTTTACTATGAGGTTTGTATATACCTACTAAATGATTATACGACTTAGGTATCTCACCTATTTTGTCTGCCCATTTTAATTCATGTAAATCTGAAGCAGACGCGTTGTCTAAATATTCTTTACTTAAATGTTTTAATTTAGAACAATTAAAAACAATAAGGCTAGACCAGTTTTTTCTTGGATATGATTTATTTTTTATACCATTCATTTTGTTTGATTGTGCTTCGTAATCTTCATGTTTTACAACAGCTATATCATTATCACCTAAGTACTTTTCTACTTCAAGCGGATCACACTTCCATAAAAAATCATTATCACAAAATATAGCTATACCACTATAATTACATATCATTGGTATATAAAACCTGGTAAATGAAAACTCAGTTGATTCACCAGGCAAATCTTCTCTACCATAAAAGTTAATTCTTTTTAAATGCTCTTTATCTACATAAGTTATATCTAAATTATCATTATGTAGCTCCATTGACTTTCTACATACTTTAGTAGCCAACGGATATTTACTATCGTGTCCTATAAATATTCTCATTTTTTAAAAAATTTTCTAAATTCTTTACTACCTATATAATGCTTAGAACCTTGTAGTATAAGTTCTAAGTTTAAATTTCTTTTATTACAGTGTTCTATTAACCACAACATTGATTCTTTGTCGTAACCATCTCTACCGCCAACAGCTATAACATATGGTATACCTGTTTTAGTTTTTTTCCAGTCCATAATTAATAGATTTGATTTGTCTGGCTTTAGCCACTCTGGATAAAGATAATTTTCATCCTTTAACCAAGAACACTGAAAAACAGCACAAGGATTTTTAGGTCTATCTTTATATATACCACATCCTACACCTTCTTTTACAAACTGGCAGGGTCTACCTACCCATTCGTTACCATGTATATGTAGTAGTAATCTACCATCGCAGCATACAGTACACCCGTCACAAGATCTTTTACTTTTCATAATTGTTTTAATATATTCTCAAAGTTACTAAACTTTATCATATTCGATCCATCACTTATTGCCATGCTAGGATCGTGATGTACTTCAAAAAAGAAACCATCAACGCCTATAGCGTTAGCAGCTTTTGCAAGGTGTATAGCATAGCGCGGTTGACCATCGGTTGTTTTACCTGAGTTTGGTCTTTGAGTTGAGTGTGTACAGTCTATTATAACTGGTACGCCTAATTCTTTCATATCGACGATTTGTCTAAAATCTACAACAAGATCACCCATACCAAACATACTACCTCGTTCAGTTAGCATAATATTACTATTACCTGTACTTTTAACTTTATTAACCGCATTAATCATATTAGAACCTTGTATAAACTGACCTTTCTTTATATTAACACCTAAAAAAGATCTACCAGCAGCAATTAATAAATCTGTTTGTCTGCATAGATAAGCAGGTATCTGTACAATGTCAACAACATCTAATAGCTCTGCCGCTTGCCAAGGTTCATGTATATCGGTTGTAATTTTACAACCTATTGTATTTTTTATTCTTTCGAATATCTTTATACCTTTTTTTAATCCTAGTCCTCTAGGTGAATGCAAATTAGTTCTGTTTGCTTTATCAAAAGAAGCTTTGAATATATAATCAAAATTATATTTATCAGCTAGTTCTTGTAAATCACTAGCTAATGCAATAGCTTGTAACTCACTTTCAAGAGAGCAAGGACCTGCTATTAATATCTTCTTCTGTGTTGATTTCGTATCCTTCATATTTAGTTTCAATTACATTTAAATCGTATATACCTAGTATTCTATTTTGTTCTAGGTTTTCTATTGGATATTTATCTTTTAGTGTTCTGTAACTTTTTAATACACTAGGTTTATAAGCATATATTCCTAAATGCCTATCACCATATCCTATATCAGATCTTGTAAACCACATAGCTTTACCATTTTGATGTATAACCTTTACATCATCTGCTTTAGCTCCTTTAGTATAAGCGGTTAAACAACTATAGTCATTATCATTTAAAGCTTTTCTAATTGGGTTTATAGTATCTAAATTTATATCTATCATATCACCTTGTATGTTTAATATATAGTCATAGCTATTTGTTAAATCTAATACAACGCGCTTAGACAACCTATGTGTACCGTTATTGGCTTTACCAGTAATGACACACCATTTAGGTGGTATATGCTTTGCAATACGTTTGCTATCAGTAGCAACAAATGTATCAAAGCCCATCATACGTACTTTATCAAACACAAGACGTATTAGAGGTTCGTCACCAAACTTCTTTAACATTTTGTGTTTGATTCTAGTACTATTAAGTCTTGCTGGTATAACTACAGCTATGTTTTTCATATCTTAGTTCCAGCTGTTCTTCTGATTATATCATCGTGATTAAACTCAGCCCAATATAATTCAAAAGCAACACCATCTTCAATACCTTCAAACTGATGTACCTTACCAGGTTTAACCATAGTAAAATCACCTGCTTCAAGTATTGTTTCATCAACAAGACCTTGATCTTCTTGCCAAACTCTGACAAGCATTTTACCGGACTCTACAAAAAATCCGTTCCACTTAAATCTATGCTCATGTTCAGAGCATTTAAATCCTTTATTAAATTCTATTCGGTGAAACTCCATGACGCCGTTTTTATGGATCATTTCTGTTTTACCCCATATTTTTCCTGCTTTCATAAATATTTCTTTTTCCAACCACCTGTATGCCTAAAATTATAAGCAAAGTCGGGGTTAATTTTATCATTAATATAAAGCTCTGGTTTCCAATTGTACCATTTGTTTCTTTTGCTATCCTCTATTTGAGTTACTTTAAAATTATTTATTGATTGCCTTTCTTTGTTTTTAAAATGACAACTAACAAGTATTCTTGGTCCAATAGTTTCTACTTCATGAAACTGAAACTGTGGTATATATAATAAATCACCTGCTTCTAGTATAAACTCATCTATAACATTTTTAGGTTTACCAGGCGCAAACTCTTCATATATTTTCCATTTAACTCTACCTTCAGTATGAAACAAAAAGTTTTCAGTACTATCAGCGTGAGCTGGAAATGATTTTGATTTAGCAGATGGTGAAATATAAACATTTGATTGACCTGAACCAAAAAATCTTTCAAGCGTAAAACAAACATCAACTAAAGCTTTATTTTGATATTCAGCAAATGGTATTACAATTGTTTTGTTTTTGTTTTTAAACAGATCATAAACCTTTTGTTTACTTATCATCGGTGCTTTTAATTCACCTTTTCTAATTTTATCTAAACACCATCTATCATTTTTATCATTATAATCTATTATCTGAAGATTATTTATCTTAGGATATTGATTTAAATAATTGCTAAAATGATTCCAAGTATATAGATTTTTAAAACTATTCCTTCTTATAACTAAATGTTTTTTATTCCAATATTCTTTAAAAAACTTTCTTGGTGTTATTGGGTCTAGTATTTGTTCTATTGTTATTCTATCCATCGCAACTTAAACAATTAGGGTCCATAGCTTGAGCGGCAATATCACCTCTCAATACAGACTCAGTTCTCATGTAGTATAAAGTTTTTATACCTTTCTTATGTGCTTCTAAATGCACTTTATTAATCCATTTAGGATCTGCTTCAGATGGAAAAGCTAAATTCAAACTAACAGCTTGATCTATGTATTGCTGTCGTATACCAGCTTGATTAACTAATTCCAACTGATTTATTTCCTTAAATGTTTTGTATACGTCTTTGATTGGTATGTCGTGCTCTCCGCAAGTAATTTTGTCTAATGCTTTGATGCCTTGTATTGAGCCACCATCTCTTAGTATTTGTTCCCATATTTTATCTGTATTTAAATTGTGTTTCTCTAGTTCTTCTACAAGTGTAGGGTTTTTTCTGATGAAAGTTCCCTTTGCACTTTGGTCTGTAAAGATGTTAGCTGCCCATGGTTCAATCCCGGCAGAGATATTCCCAGCAAGCTTGCTATTAGATACAGTGGGAGCAATAGCGCGTAAATGGGTATTGCGAAAGCCAGTACCGACACACCAAAGAGGTTCTCCAAAAGTTTCAGCAAGAGCCATTGAAGCTCTTTCAGACTCGATTTTAATTTGACTAAAAATTCTTCTTGTTTCATATTGTGCTAATAATCCTTCAAATGGAAAGCCTTTTTGCTGTAGATATGTATGCCAACCTAAAACACCTAAACCAAGTGCTCTACCTTTTTCAGCAGATCTTACAGCATTTTCAAAGCCTCTCCTGTTTTTTGCTTTTTGTATAAATTCCTCTAATACACCGTCTAAAAACCATATGCTATCGTATATTAAGTTTGAGTCTTTCCACTCATGATACTTAGCTAGATTTAAACTAGATAAGCAACATACAAAGCTATGGTTTTCATCCGTGTGTAATACTATCTCTGAACATATGTTTGTCATAAACACTTTCAGAGCATTATCCTTATACATGCTTGGGTTTTGTTTATTAACGTTACCTTTAAACATAATATAAGGTTCACCAGTTGCTTTACGTTTCTGAAGTAATTTACCCCATTTACGCCTTGCAACTTTATCACCGTCTCTAAGCTTACGCATAAACTTATCACCGATAATAGTACATTGATGTAGGTTTAATGATTGTCTATTAACATCACCTTTAGGTTCTCTAATTTCTAACCAGTCTTCCCAGTCTTTGTGATCAATGTTTAAATTAACTGACGCAGCACCTCTACGTACAGCTCCTTGATTAGTAGCTAATATACTAGAGTCATACAACTTACAAAATGGTACAACACCATCTGATGTACCGTTCATTGTAATCTCTGCACCTGAAGGTCTGATCATATTTATACCAATACCAACTCCTCCTCCATGTTTAGCTAATAACATCATCTCTAGGTTTTTCTGCCCTATGTCATAAATACTATCAGCAACATCAATACCAAAGCATGATATTGGTAATCCTCTATCAGTACCTGTATTTGATAACACAGGAGAGGCTAGACATAACCAGCCTTTCCATATGTAATCAAAAAATGTATCAGCCATATCTGGCTTTTTAAGTCTCATAGCGACTGTCTTTGCAACTCGCATATAAGCCTCACGAGGTGTTTCTCCATTATAAAGATAACCTCCTGTTATAGTTTTTTTGTATACCTCGGCGTCTGCCCACTCTGGGTAATCAACGCCTTTTTTCCATCTGTTACTCCACATATTATTTACCAAATATTTTCAAAATCTTCTCCTTCGTTCGCTTTGCTGTAGTCTGTTGGCCTGATAGCAAAAAAATCGGTATGAGTATGCCCACCAGTAAGATGATAAAACCAATCCAAGTTTTTCGCGGCTTCTTTGTCGTAGTCAAATTCTTTTGCGAGTTCGTTGTATCCGAGCTCCACAAGTTTTTCATTTAATCTTTTCTTTATAAATTGTTTTAAATCATAAGATTTCAACCCTTCAATATCTCCTGCCTCAAACATCTTATCTATATACTTCATTTCAGCATCATGCATAATATGTGCTGCGTCTACAATATGTGGTTTACAAGTCTCTTTTAAAAAGTCTTTTTCTTCACACATATGTCTATACAATCTACAACCCATACGCGAGTGTAGACTTTCGTCTCTTACAGACCATTTCATTTGTTGCCCGATACCTTTAAGTAGATTACGTAACTGAAAAGAATAAAGTACTGCAAAAGCACTATATAAAGAAACTCCTTCAGCGAAAGCACTAAAAATAGCCAGTGATCTACCAATATCAACAGGGTCGGAGCCATCATATGCAACGAGATTATCAAAACGCTCAGCAGTAGCTGGCTCATGTAAAAACGCTTCAAAGTCTTCAAGTCCCAATGTTTCATTTAAATAACTATAAGCTACAGCATGTATTGTCTCTTGACTACCAAACATCATGGCCATTTGCTGTATTTCGTGTTTTGGAAACCATGATACTACCTTCTGTGTCCAGTAATCTGATACCGCACATTCAGTTTGAGCAAAACCTAGCAATATATTACCTACTAAGTTTTTTTCTGCTTCTGTTAATTTTTCGTTCCAGTCTTTTACATCACCTGACATAGGTATTTCTGTGTGTAACCAAAATGCTTGAGCTTGTTTCAACCAACCCTCAGTGTAATACTCAGGGTACTCAAAAGGTTTATATGCTATTCTATTATCAAATAATCCCATATATTAATATTGTAAGGTTAAACAAATGTCGAATATAAATACATAAAATACGTGATCTATCTTATTGTTTTCTACATCTGGATACGATCTATATCCAAACAAAACACCTGTAAACAGGCCAAAACTTAATTCCCAACTTTTCATATTATCTTCCTTGTCCTCGGTAAGGAGTACCTGCGTAATACTTACCTGTTTTTTGTTTTGTGTTTCTATTTTTACTATGCACACCAGGTCTTTTCTTTTTAGCTTTAAACCTGTATGCTGATAATGTTCTTATTGCCATGGTAAATTATATTTTTCGTATTGTTCTTTTAAATGTTTCCACTTTAAATAACCTCTTTGTGTTATTGTCCACTTGATAAATGTATCAATTTTTCTTAACGCGTACATACGTCTTGCTATTTGTTTGTTCTGTTGTTCTTTAAAATTAGTCTTACCGTTTCGTCGCATTCTTTTTGATTTTGTGGTTTATATAATATCACATTAGGCAAATGTTCTTGAACATATTTCTTAAACATTTTCCAACGTAAAGGAAAACTTTCGTTTGCTCTACCTTTACATTCAATAATAAAGCCTTTACCCATAAAGTCTGGTGTATAAGATATATTTAATATCTTTTTATGTCCACGATCTTTATATTCACCTTTACCATTAGCACATCTCTCAAAAGCTGAAGACTCAAATTGATACGCTGGAAATATCTCGTAAGTATGTCCTTCATAAACAGCTTGTATCTTAGCTTTTTTAAGAGCAATGTGCATATATTTTTCTAGCCCTGACGCAAAGGTTATCCCATCAAAAGTAACTTTGTTACTTCTGACAGGTCCTTTCTTTCTTCTAATCTTTCTTCTCATCTTCAATACATTTTTTAGCTGCTTCAATATACAACAACGCATCCATTATCTCTTCTTGCACATCAACTAAAAAGTCGTATAAATTTTTCTTGCCAGTTTCTATTTCGTCTTGCATTGTTTGACCATATTTCTTTTGGCCTACAATACTACGATTGTCCATCTTCCTTAGTACTGCTTGTACTATCTTATCTTTTGTTTTAATCTGCATCTTTAACAAATGTTCCGTTAACCATTTTACCTGTACGTTTTGATATTACGTTGTACGCTGTTGCTATACACGTTTCTATGTTCACGTTGTTTAAATGTGCTAAGTTAGTTAGTACTACCACCATATCACCAATAGCATCAATAACTTCTTTTTGGTCTTTTTCTAGTGTAGCTTTAGCTAGCTCACCCATTTCCTCTTGTAATTTGATTAATTGTGTTTTTGTATCACCTTTGTCGTATATGCCTCTATCATTAGCCCATTGTCTAATGTTTTCAAACATTTTTAAAGGTTTCTTAGAGCATTTAACAGGTTTTGTTATGTCTACAATATCATTATTCTCTACAAACACAGAGAAGGCTTTATTATATACATAAGATCTGTCGTTATTAAACATAGACGTTTTTACATTTTTCATTATCCAGTCTATTGTACGTGGAGTAATTGCAAAATCGCCGTGATCCGTTGTCCACTTATAGCCGATCATATCAAATAATCTGCCTTTAAGTTTATCTACTGGACAAGGAAAAGTTGTAGTTTGTTCAGTCACATTAAAAGTCATATTCTTATTTTTATTTAAGTTTCTATAAGGTACCATATCTACTCGGTAACCCCATTCACGTTGTAATTCTATCTCTTTACTAGATATATAATCTATATCTTCAGAGCTATCTAATATGTCATACTCTCCAGGTGAGTATCCTTGTTGAACTGTGACCCGGTTATTAAGATCACAGGTAACACCTATTTTTTTACCTGGAATATGATAAATATAATACATCATAGTTTGTCATTATAAATATGCATGTTATGTGCATGATGATAATACCATCCGACCTCCATATTTAATCTCTCTGCAACTAATTCCTGTAACTTACTAAAACAGTATTGGTCATTACAGAAACCGTACCAGAGATCATTAGATCGCATATAAACAGACATATTAAGTTTGTCATTAATAATTGTAAATTGAACAGCATACGTACAAGGGGTATCTTTCTTGTAATTGTCATGCTCTTTACAATCGTATATACTAATTGCAGCGTGTCTAGTTTCTTTATTTTTCTTTAGCTTTTTGATAACGTATTCTAATTGATTTTCACGTTGCCATTGCCAACCATAATTACTATTAACTAAACCCTGTCTATTAGCCATTCGTACCCATATTGGTGGTATCTTGCCATATATAGTACCAAGCTTTGCGATACTGTTGTCGCCAGACAAATACCATTGCCATTCAGCCTCAGCATAATCAGGCTTCCAATTACGATGCTCGTTTGTTATATAATTTTCTAATGGAAACTTTATATAAAAACCACAGTTGAATATAGCTTTTGTATTATCAAAGTCTACACCTTCTTTTCTTATATAATCCCACAAGTAATTGTATGCATGATTAGCGTTATAAAATCTATTTTCCATATTTCTTATAATAATATAATTGATACTCGCTTATTTTTTGCCATATTCTACCTGGTCCATAAACATGAGGATCTGTACCTAACTTTGTACGATTAGGATATTTACCTTTCTCAATATCTATATACCAAATAGGTTCGCCCCATTTAGCTTGACGAGGTGTTATAACTATATCGTTGTAAAAACACCATAATCTTGCTGCTTCTTCTTCATCATTTCGGGTGTATTCACCCATTGTAAGCTTTTTATTCCCACGGTAAGGACTCATCTTTCTTCTCGTCTAATACATTAACCTGCGGTATAAAAGAACCTGACTTAGGTTCCCAAGTAAAAAACGATTCAGCACCGTTTTCACCGAGGTTTTGAAATTTAACTTTTAATACTTTAACTTTAGTATTTTTAGCTTCGTAATCTCTATGTACTAACAAGCCATGATAACTAGCATCGTACCATTCACCACCACCTTTAATGTTATACATAGTTGGTTCTTGTATCTTACCGTTTTGATCTCGTTGCATTTTAGTAGGATGTGCTACAATAAACGTTAAAACGTCATACTTTTTACAAAATGATTCTATCTTTGATAGATAATCCATAGTATATCTATTAACATCATCTGATACTGCATTTACATCTCTGATCTTATTATAAGGATCTATCACAAGGCATTTAATACCTTTACGTTTAACAAGCTCAGCGCCTTTACGCAACACAGATTCTAAACTATATTTATCCATGTCTATAAAGTAATAGTTGTCATTAACGTGATCTGATACTTCCTTCCATTTACTACCGCCAATATCACCTGGCGATGGCATATCACCCCAAGTTTTACGCATTAACTTATGCGCATGTAAATATATAGGTTGATTTTCAGGCGATGCAAAGGCTGTTTTCCAACCATACATCTTATTATAGCCTACAACCATTTGGTCAACAAAATCAGACTTACCGCTACTAGGTATACCAGTAACAGTAATGAACTGACCAGTGTATGTACTGAATATTTCGTCAAAGTTTTGTAAACCAATTTGAAAGCCTGGTTTAAAACCGTGTTTAACAAAGTCCTTAAGTTCACCTTCTATATTTTTTAGAGTTGTTACATTTTCTAGTGGTACTTGCTGAGCCATGTGTATAGCACTGCGTAGATCGTCTGCACCGTATTTAATTAAAAACTCGTTTGCATCTTTACAATCTAAGAAGTCTACTATATAACAGTTCTCTGCACCAAGCCTACGTATAAACTCTTGTTTTAACATAGTACCAGGTTCGTCAGCATCTACTGCTAGAATTATTTTAGTTTTATCTTCAAAATAATCTATACAATTATCAAGATAATCTAAGTTGTTGTGATTTAACGTTGCGCCGTTAGGCACTGAGACTACGTTAGGCACACCTGCCTCATGTAATGATAATGCATCGATCTCTCCTTCTACAATAACGCAAGTATCATTATTAACTATACTGTTAATATTATAAAATACTTTTTCAGCGCCTTTGTATAATTTAAAATTCTTGCGACCATCACGATATTTAATATTGATAAGTTGATTACCCATAAAGTAATTAAACTTAATCGTGTTCTCTTCTTTGCCAGTCTGAGGCATAAACTCAGGGCCTTCAGAAACATTTAACGCTTCTAAAGTACCCTGAGATATTCCTCTTGACTTAAACCATTCTACAACTTTACTACTCGGTGCTTTGTGAGTTTTTGTAGAGAAACTCGGACGAACGTATTCACGATCGCTAGCACCCTTACGCTCGTAAGTATGTAGTTGAAAAGTTGAATCACAGTTGTGACAAGTACCGAGACCACGTTCCCAATCATAAGAAGCACATTTTTTCTTCTTATTATCAGGCTTCCTGGTGTGAGAACACAGAGGACAAATCCCCTGTGTCTTACCCACATCAAGACCGTATTGATTGAACTCGTCAATCATAAACCCATTGATCTCTTTATTTTCTACTTGCATCTATAATATTTAAAATGGTAAATCATCTACTGGTGCAGCTGCCGCAGCTGGTGCTGCTTGTGCAACTGGCTGATCTTGTCTTGGAGCAACGGCTACATTATCACCGTTAGTCCATACTACTTTAACATTACCAAGATAAGTCTTTTCAACTTTAGCATCTCTTTCCTCTTTCGTTTGTTGAACGACTACAGGACCTTGATTACCAAACTGATCTACCTCATCATTAATAGTAATTGTTAAAGGTAAGTATTTACCTTTCTTACCTTCGATAATTTTATCTTTGGGTATTCCTGAAAGATTAATACTTGTAGCTATTATACTCGCCATAATTAATAAGTTTGTAATTGGTTAAACATTCTAGTCATCTGAGCTTTAGTAGCACCAGACGTTCTTCTTAAGTTATCCACAGCTTTTACATGATTTTGATTTGTGTAAAAATTGTTTGTACTTGTTGTAACACCTGATACGGTGCACGTTCTTTTTCTTGTTCTTGCCATATTATTAAATTAAAGTGTTTTGCTTATGAAATATTGTTTTGGATTAAAATCCTTAGTTTTATAGAACAGCTCATAAGCATCTTCTGCTCTATCAACTTTGTCTTTACCTGAAGATATAAACTCAGGTGAACAGTCAAACACACCGAGTTGATGTGTTGTTTTATCTATTACGATAAACACCATATCATAACCAAACAATGTCTGGTATATGTAAGCTTGTGAATCGTAATTATAACGATAAGCACTGTTTTTAAATTTTAGTATGTCCGCGGTAGTTTTAATATCTACTACTAACTTATCTGTGTGATTTACAATATCTGCCTTACCTTTCCACATATATTTACCTACCTTATCTACACCTGGTAATTCATATTCACACTTGTCAGCTTGAATTAAACTTCTACAAACATCGTTGTTCATCATTTTCTCAGTCATCAGTTCAATGTGATCAACTTCATGTTGTAACAAGCATAATTCACCACCCGACATTTCTTTGTACATCTTTGTATTTCTAGTTGTTGACGGTATAACCTTATACTTTTTGAGTTTATCTGGCTCAAGTATTGCTGTATGGAAATAACCACCTACTAAAAATGCTGATGAAGGTTTACTTGGTTGTCCTAATGCTAGAGGGTTAGTTAATAACGTACTAATATCAGAATTACTCAAGTACTTCTTACCAAAGTCTCCATAGTAATGGGTATCATCTTTCAACTTTGCAATGATATTCTTTTTGTCCATTTATAATGTTGTTAATTCTCTCTCTTGTTGAGGAGTTAGTTGATACTTGTTTTTGATAGCTTCTAACTTACCACCAGACTGTATATAGCTTTTAGCTTTATCTAAGTCTGCAAGTTTATCTTTACCGTGGGTATTAGTTGCATCACTGTCTTGAGTATCATCAATTAAAAATAAATTTCCTAAAGCATATTTTTTACCATAAGAAGATGCTGACCCAAATTGCTGAGGTACTTGCATACCTTTTTGATTTAAGTCTACTCCGACTATAGCTGAGGTAGATAATGTCATACCTTTCTCATCATGAATCGTAGCTGTTGTCTTGATAATAGGAACTGGACCGTCTACTAATAACTTTTCATTAACAGTAACAGTCACACCATATTTCAGTTCAAATGGTTTGATTGCTTCTAAGATGTCTTCGGCTGATCGGAAATAGTATTTGCCGAAGGAGTTAAATCTACTCTTCTTCGATTTAAACTCAGTCTGGATTTTAGCCAGCTTTTGTTGTAAAGTCATATAATTTAATTAAAGTCGTTATATATATAATTACACATTAGTGAACACAATTTAAATTTATTATTCACCATAACTTAAAGATAATCAAGCACTTGCGAGTGATCTACTTTATCGATCAGTGTTTGTACCGCTTGCTTTTTAAGCTGTGATACTCTCACATAAGCACTGCTACCTTGTATACCTAATTTTGCAGCTATAGTTTTAGCATCGTGCTTGTCGCAGTCTAAACCATAGCTCATTCTTAGTACTTCATACTCTTTGTCGTCAAGATGTTTTTTCATCAAACCTTTTAAGTATATATTTAGTAAATTCATATTATAAGGTTCTGACTTGTCTGGTATTTGATAAGCCATGTTTTCATCATCATTTGGTTTATCATCTATACTTAAAAATATAGAATTAAAAAACATTTCAACCATCTTTTTATCTTTACCAAAGTTTTTACGTATCTCATTTAGCTTATGCTCAGGTATTCTTATATCGCCACGATTAATATCGATAGCTCTACGTATTGCACCTCGTATACGTTTAGATAAAAATGATTTAAGAGTTTTTTCTTGATCCTCTGACTCTGAAAGAGTTTTGTAATCTAATCTGTCTACAGCTTGAGTTAAACCTGCATTACCATCTTGTATTAAATCTAGTATATCCATTACACCACTAGCTTGTTGACTAGTTGAGAACTTTCTTGCTAAGTTTTCTACAAGAGGAGTAAAACAAGTTATCATTTGCTCTCTATCATATACAGTATAATTACCATTAACTATTTCAGGTAATTTGCTAATTTTATACTCTATGTCTTTTTTCCATCGAATATAATTATCTATATTATAGCTCTTCATTTAATATTTGTTTTTCTTGTTTTAAATCATCACACATATGGCGATGTATTGTTCTTGTAGAGCAATTGAGTAAACCAGCAATACCACTAATAGTAATTTTCTTACCCCAGTCGTTTATGTCTAACATAGTTTGATATATCATCTCTTTATCTATGCTTGATCTACCTATCAGTTGACCTACAATTTTTAATTTACCACTCAAGTCTAACCCAGAGTACGGTTTAAATACTACTTTACGTAGCTTGTTTGCAGGTGGATCACCACCTTGAGCTTTAACATCTTTTATCATTTCATCTAGTATACGCTGTTTAATGAAAAAGGTTACAAAGCCATTATCTTTATTAGCTATAAATCTAAAGACATGTTCTAGTTCTATGTCTTCATTAAGATAATATAATACAAGCATGTGCCACTTCAATGATTTGTATGTAGTTATCTTAGCCTTGCTATTAAACAAGTGATAACACTCATACGTACCATTTTCATAGTATTTATATTGTTTAGTTTCAATGGTAGGTATATCATTTATAGGATCTCTTCTATATACGATGTATCTATCATTTAACCATTTTAAATTACGTGACATTTGCCTATTACTATTTAATTATTTATAGCCTATTGTCATCGTTGATTATTTCAACTCTGACATTTTCCCATTTTCCTCCTTTTAAATCCTCATTGACTAAAAAGTCAATACGATTTGTCCATCTGTGATGCATCCTATCTTGTACAGTCCATATACCATCAAGATTACCAGCACCTGTAACGCAGACTCTTACGCCAAACGTTAAACCTTTTGCTTCTAAATCTCTTGATACAGCTATCCACCTATGTTTTAATGGATTACCAAGATCTATTATTTTATTACTAGCCGTTATGTGCGGAGTACTGTCCGTCTGCTCCGGCGTAGCATGATAAATCGTCGCTGTAACCAAAAGTATTTTTAATGTATTCAGTATCATAAATTGATTCTTTGTTATGCGCTATATTTTTCTTGTCATATACATAGTATAGCCAGTACGCGTGTATAGCACAATCACGCTTGAATATATCTGGCATAGCTTGAGGCGGTTGTGTGAACTCGTCACCTTGTATATTTGCCGGAGGCACAGCCAAAAAATCTTTACATTTAGTTATTGTTAAATGTGTTTTACCATATCGCTTTGTATATTCATCACCAAGAGACATCATGTGATTATATAACCACATGTAAGTAGATCTTGATTGTCTAGCCCATACAGTTGATGGGTGATTTAGATGAGCTTGTTTGTAAGGTACATTTTCCTTCTGCCATTTATCACCGTAACAATGATGAGCTGTACAAAGCATTTGTGCTGATTCAAGTATCATCTTGACTACGTGTTTATTATATTGTAGTCTAGCTGCTTTATCAGGACATTTATCTAAGTAAAATATATTCATAAAGTATCTCTTATTAGTTCGTTATCATTCATAGTTACGTAAACATTTAAACAGCGGGTGTCTGTATGAGCCTGCTTGTGTACGTTGAAAATAAGTAAACGTCGCACGCTTGCCAATATAAAAATCTATATTAGCTAGCATATCTGCCAGATCTTTGTACGTATAGCCTTTGCCGGGAGGACAACCAAACCTGACGCCTTCATCATCTAGCATTAGGAACTTGCCTAGCGTGCCTGAACGTTTACCTTTACCGATTTCATAGCCAACAATTGTAGCTTCGGTATCACTAAAGTCTTTAAATTTCATTAAGTCGTAAGACCTACCGTGTTTGTATAGACCATCTAGCCTGATAATAGAGCCTTCATAACCTTGATCAAGGAACTCAGCGTGTATATCTCTAGCATAATTGTAACTGTCAACAAGTTTTGCAGGTACATACTTGATTTGAGCATCATATATGTCTGATGTTACAAGTTGTTGCATACGAGTTTTGTAGCTGTCATATTTGACACCATCAAAGTAATCGTATACGTGAAACTGCACAAGATGTTGAGCATCTAGTCTATCAGTGTCGGTAGGTTTTTGTTTACGAACTAATGATATAATTTTTTCGAAATCATGTTTTAGTTTGTGATTGTATA